CTAAAGAAAGTCATAAACCAGTATGTGCCCAGAAAGGAAATAACGAAACTATGAGAAAGATAGCAATACTCTGTCTTGCAGGAGCTGCTGCAGTATCATTGGCAGCCTGTGGTGGAAGGAACGCATCGAGGGACAATGTGATGACCTTCGAGAAGCAGAAAGACCACGTTGTGACACTGTTTAGCCCGATGGAGAAAACCATGCCAGATGTAGATAATGTGGCAAGAAGCGCATCGGAGAAAACAGTTATCTTGGCGGAAGAGCGGCTTGGTGTGACAGTGGATTATATCACGTACACGGCGGAGGATTACCAAGATAAAACGTATGATGATATAACACTTGACAGGGCGCGCAATAATATGGATGATCTGTATCTGCTCAATCCAGATGTCATTCAAATACTGGCTCAGGAGAATAAGCTGATGGACTTATCTGGCCTTGACAGCGCAAAGAACCTTCGCGATGTCGTAAAGGCGGCGAATGTGGTAGATGGAAAACTGGTGGCGATTCCGCAGGAGGTCGTCGCATATGGCCTGTTTATCAATAAGGATTTGTTTGATCAGTACCATCTCGAGCTGCCGGACACGCCCGAGGAGTTTTTGGCGTGCTGCCGGGTATTCAAAGAGAATGGAATTGAGACACCCGTAGGTGCAAACCGCTGGTGGTTAGAGACGTTTGTTCTTGCACAGGCATATGCTGACCTGTACAATGGCGGGAATACAGAGGCAGAAATTGCGGCGCTCAACAGCGGAGAGGCAAAGTACAGCGATTATATGCGTACTGGCTTTGAATTTTTGCAGGAAATGATTGACTGCGGCTATATTGACGCCCAAAAGGCGTATATGAGTGAGGCGATTGAAGGAGAGGGCGCCGATTTTCTGGCGGGAAAGACGCCGATCGTCATGGCGTACTGGGGGGCAGCAAACACAGAGACCGCATACGGCAATCCAGATTTTAACATGCTGGTCATCGGATTTCCAAGCAGCCGCGGACAGATGCCCGTTATGCCAATGACCGGCATTGCTGTCGGAATCCAAGCAGAACACGCAGAAGATGCGATGAAAACGCTTGATATTATGACGTCTGATGAGGCGCTACAGATTTATACGGAGACGAACAAGGTGATCTCGCCCTCCAAGAATGTATCGGTGGACTGTATTCCGGCATTGAAGCCGCTGAATGACCGAATTAATGAAAATATTTATGTGCTTGGCTCTAACGCAAGTATGAAGCTTGAGCAGTGGGGAAACACGTGCATCATTGTTCGGAAGCTCTTAAATGGGGCTACGGTAGATGAGTGTATGGCGGAATTTGACAGACTTCAGGCGGAATCGCTGGAGAAACAGACGGACAAAATCGAGTAGGGAAGCTTTCCCTGCTCGCGCGGCATATTTTTTCGCGTTTGAGTGCATAAAAAAAGCAGGATACGGGAGTCGAACCCGCCTCTAAATACGAAAAAAGTCAGTAAAATCAAGGCTCTTGTGAGTTTTGTTTTGATTACTTTTGATTACTTTTGATTACTCGGTAATCAATAATACAAAGAAAGGAGAAATCTTGCACAAATGACATAGTAATATGATAATTATTTGACGTTATGGATATAAAAATTATCGAATAATTATCATATTACTATATATTATATGGATTCTACTCAAACAAATAGCAAATTAGCTGCTGCATGGGCAGACGCTACTACTACAGACAACGTTGTTGATGGTGTTATACAATGGCACCAATGGGGATTATTGTGCGAAATTATTGTGGCAGTATCAATATCAATGCCTGAAGCTTGGCAAGAATTAAAAATTGCGACAAATTTACCACCATCTAGGTTTGGTAGTGGTGCACGAGGCATTATACAATCGCAAGAAACTGGATTAGCATATTGTATAATAATCACAAGCAATGGAGAATTATTTGTTCGCACAGACACGCATCCGCAATCTGGTTGGTATCGTGGTGCAATAATCTATATTACAACTGGTTAAACGTAAATTAACGTTTAAAATCTAATAATATTGCAACCATATATAGTTAGTGGAATGGTATCAATTTCAAATTTAAAATCACCATCGGATTGTCTATTTTCTTGATAGGCTTTTAGTACCGCTATTTTGTTCCTGTCTCGATAAAATTTCACTAAAGCATGAAATTCACAATAATAACTAGTATCTTGCATCAGGTAATTGCTGTAAAGATGCATGACATCTTCAACTGGAATACAAAATTGGTACTGTGACCACCGTAATGAGCAAAGTAAAACTGAGTAATCTAATGTTCCTGTTAACGAGTCATACTCTTTACCCACCTTCATGTCACCTGAACAAATTCTATGTACTCGTATATTGCTAAATATCTGATTAAAAATCCAAACAAACATTCTATAAAAAAATAAGCACACCAAACTATAAATATGGTATGCTTAAAATATGTATATCTTTTTATCACAAAATTCAGATTCATCATGCACTCATTAACTTTCGATGAGTATGCTTTATGTTTTCTCTATTAACAGTGCAGTAGATCATCGTCGTATCTAACTTAGCATGTCCAAGTAATTCCTTAACCTCTTCCAATGGTGCGCCTTTCCTGAGTACATTTGTTGCCATTGTGCGCCGAAATCTATGAGGATGACAGTTATCAACACCAGCGGACTTTCCTAAATTTTTAATGATTCTCTCCAAACCTGCAATAGTTAATCTATTATAAGGTTTTCTTACACTCACAAATAGGGCATCATTTTTATCATTTCTACTTTCTAAATATTCTTTTAAATATAGAGAAGCAGTAGCAGTTAAATACACTTCGCGTTCTTTACTCCCTTTACCATACACTATAGCATTTTTATCACAAAAATCTACATCGTTTTTGTTAAGAGTAATCAATTCAGATGCCCGGACACCAGTACTATATAAAAACTCAATTAAAGCAATATCGCGTTGCTGTATACATGCCCGTCTTAATTTTTCCAATTCTTCATCTGAGAAAGGTTTTTTTATTTTCTTTTCTGATTTAATTGGTTCTAATCCCATAGTAGGATTTTTAGTTATGTACCCCTTATTGTTAAGCCATGTAAAGAAACTACTAAAAACTAATCGCATATTATCTAAGTACGAATTGGACACATTTCGCGTTTTTTGATATCTGGCAAGGTATATAAACAAATCATCCTCTGTTATTTTATCTAACGACTTATTAAGATATTGAAGCAATTTATTTAAATGCAATTGGTATTGTCCTAATGTTCGCTCAGATTTTCCTTCTGTCTTTTTACGGATAATGAAAAGCTGTAAATACTGCAAATAACTTTTTTCATTATCCATTATATCAGTACATCGTTCCTTCATTTCATAATTTTGCAACAACATGCGCAATCCATAATCAAACTGCTTACATTGTGCCTGATCCAAATCCCAATATCCAATAGCCATTTGTAATACCTCTGTTATAAATTTCTCGTTCATAATTAAATACCTCCGATTGTTTGTTTGGATTATTTGTTCGATAAGTATTTATTCTCCAATGAAAAAGATATTTTCCAGATTTTTCCATAAAACAAAAAGAGAAGTATATAGTTTATTGATTTATTAGCAAATGGGAGTATAGTTTATTTATGGATGTATGGTAGGAGTGCATATGAAGAAAAAAGATAAATACAAAGAATATTATGATTATATTTGTCCAAAATGTTCAACTAAAATATTTATAGAAAAAGGTAAAAAGATGCCTTCAATGTTTTGCAGGAAATGTTTGCAATCAAATCAACTGACAGTATTAAGATTAATTCGTTAAAATATTTCAAAATAGTAAAAAAATAGGACACTGTAATTAAATACAATGTCCTATTTGATCTGTTTATTTACTATGAGCAAATATTGTTTTGTAATACAATCATGTCTTTTAGTGGTTGCGATTGATATTTTTCTGGAATCTGTATACCATAATATATATTACTTACAATATCTTTTTCATCTAAAGATCTAATATAAATACGTAAATCTCTAAAATATGTAACGTGCCAGGTAACATATTGCATAGCAGCACTCACAATCAAACTCATATCTGCATTGCTGTAATATTTACAATGTTGTGTTTGATCTGATGTGTGCCAAGGTATATTATCCAATCCCTGAGCAACTTGCGCTTGTAAACCCATTAGACTTGTTTGATCTTGGCTTGTAAGAGTGAAGTGTTCTATTGTTCCGTTTGTCAAAGCCACATTGATTCCAGCTTGAATTATTTTTTGTTGTTCATTATTCATTTCTCTAATTTTCGATTCTTGTAATTCAGATAAAGTAGGTTCGTATGGTTCATAAGAAATATCAGGAGGTAACTCTGGTTCAGGTTTTGGTTCTACATAAATGCTTTCATCGTTAGAAAATTGTATACTATCATCTAGTATTCGATAAATAGTTGTAAAATCAGAATAATCCCAGTCATCATTTTGACCGGGACGTGAAAGTGTGAACCCATGAGTTTTAACTGGAAAATCTCCTCGAATCTCAATAATATTTTCAGATATTTGAAAAAATTCAACTTCGTAAGAAGTCTTTAAGTTTATATATTTTAACTCTAACATTTTAACTCCTTTCTTTTAATAATGTGGGGGGGATATTTTATAGAGATGATTGAAACTAACTACTCAAACAAATAGCAATTTACAATTGAAGATTTATGATTTCGTCGCCAACAATCCGTTCACAAATGGTACTACATATAGAGTTCAAGAAAGTAACTGGATGGCTGTAAACAAAATATACAAAATTGGCAGAATATGCTGGCTGGCTCTTGATGTTGACCTAAGGGGTGTGACAATAGGGAATGCTGTATTAAATATTGCAAATGTACCAGATGAATTTGGTCCACTATCTATACTTTCTACAAAAAATCCAGATGAATATGACACTGGATTTTACCCGGGTGGGAATCTGATATATGTTGCTCATAGAAATACAGAAAAATATCCTAATTGGTCAGATGTAGATCCTGTTCAATTTAGTTTTGTTTATTTCTCTAAAAAATAAAGCAAAAATCATCTGAGACAAATATAAGTATTGAATTTAGTATGTATAAACCAAACAAATTAGTTCCGCATAAATGTCTGTCTGTTCCGTCAAAAAGAAGTCTATGTCAAAACTATTAGCCTGTAAATTGGATACTGCATAATTTTTAACGCATGATATAAAACGTTCGCTCCATGTGGTTCCCGGATGAACATTTGCGAAATATGGTGTAATCCATACACCATATTGCTTGTTTAGACCAATATTATGCGTGATTGTTATTTTGATTACACCTTGTGCTGCTAAATGCACATTACTTCTTATAAATGCTATAGGTAGATTTGCTAATTTGCTATTTATCTGACTAATATCCGATATTAGAGATTTTGTGACCAATGCACCTGTAACATTATTGGCGTTAGTATTTGCAGATATCTGTTCTTTTGTAGTTAATACAGTAGATGTATTTACTGCACTAATACCAGCAGGCGTTATATTAACTTCTTTTGTGGCACTGCCATCGTAAGAGGTCTGTGATGTCCCATTAAATTTGATATTCAATGTATTTGGGTTTTTTAAGGAAGTAGGAATGGCTATACTTTTTTCAGTGCTTCCATCATATTCTGCTGTGACTCCACCTGTAAATTTTAATGATTTAGGATTTTTTAAAGAGATTGGTTTATCTGATAAATCAGTATATTTTCCAGTGAATGCAACGGTTTTCAAATCAGAAAAATATTTTTTGATTTTTCCAAGAATTGTAGAAAGGTTGTCAGTAGAAGAAATGTTTTTCCTTGTAGATGCTTCTTCAAACAAGATTCGGTGTTTATCTATTGGGGTAACAGGTTCTAAAATCAAATATGCATATGTGTCAGTAGTGTTAGAATAATGTTGAAATTTCATCCACACCCATGCGTCTTGTGGAATACGGACGTATTTTATCACATCGCCGTTTCCGATATTAGAAAATTGATAATGTGATCCTTGGGTGTCGGATACATTTACGTATACTGAATCATCGTTTGTCCCATTTGATATTCCAAACTGAATAGTGTATTCTGTTTCTGCTGCTAGTTTGACACCCCAGTATGCTGTTGGGGCGTCCGATGCCTGTGTCATAGTTGGTACAGTTACAATCCATTTTGTTCCAACTTGTACAAATGTACCTTTGCCATTTTTCGATGTCATCTGCCAGTAATTAGGTATATTCAGGTTAGCTTCGTCAATGATTTTTTGCCATCTGTCAGGATCAGAAGGGGCAATGCCAGTTGTGTTATTTTTTTTGCATATATATGATGTGCCGCCATACTTTACCCAGTCCAGCCTGCGGTATACAGTTGTATTATCATAATCACCCATTAACACAGGTGATATTCTTCCAGCTTTTTTCTTAATTGCCATTTAAATTTCCTCCTCTTGGTGAATCCAGTATTCCAGTTCACCATTATCATTTATTTCAAAATCATATGTATCTGATTCATAAACAAGTTCGCCATCATCAGTAACTTCAAACTCAAAATCAATAACCTGCTGGGTTACATTCTGTAATAACTCAGTGGCATCGTTTAATAATATTTCCGCTTCATTTTTATGTAGCTGGGACTGCTGGCACCAAAACTCTGAATTATTCGTATTTTCATTTGTCCTTATGCCTGTATATCCACGCGCCCAGCTTTCAGATAATTTAGCACTATTTTCAGACTCAGAAGCAGAGCTGGCAGAAGCAGAAGCAGAAATATTTGATGCCGTTTCAGATTTTTTGGATTCAATCTGGCTAATCCTGCTGTTATGTTCGCTTAATTTTGCATTGTAAGCGCAGATTGATGCTGTAGCAGTGTTCAGAGCTGTTATGTTTTCACTCTCTTTTGCTTTATACGCAGAAACAGAAGCAGAGTCAGCATATGTTTGTGCTTGTGATAAAACAGTATTGAATGTCTTTTTTCTGTCATTTTCATTATCCTGTCTTATTTTTTCTTCAGCTTCTCTTTGAGCTTCGTCTAATTTGCGCTGATTCTCACAAATAATTCGGTTTTTCTCATTATCTTCACGTATTTGTTCGGATTGATCGCGCAAATTTTCATTGTCTATGCGTTGGTTTTCATTGTTATTTCGATCAGTCTCATTATTGTTTCTAGTGTCCTCATCGTGTTTTCGCTGGTTTTCGTTATCAATCCTCTTATTTTCGTTTATAATACGCTGATCTTCATTTTGTAACCGTATTTTTTCATTTTCGATTCTTTCTTTTTCCATGACAACCATACTGTCAATCACATCAAATGAATTGTATGATGATAAATTTTCAGCATTATGTACACGTTTTTCAACATAAATATTAAATGTCCATGTTGTCAGATAAATACCACGGTCATCTTCAAGATGCAGCTCGCACTGGTTTACACCCGGGGCAGTAAGAATCTGATTTCCGTTACCAATAGATGTATCAACAACTATACTGTTTGTTCCTTCGGTTTTACAGCATTCATTTCCCTGAAATTGTGTTCCGTCGGCTTTTTGAATGCGGATATATGTTTTACAACCCCTGATATCAAACGCTTCATCATTTTCAATAATATTAAAAATAAATTTTCTGCCAGTATCAAACTGTTTGGCATTTAATGTCAAAACTCCAAACTCATTATAAAAACTTAAATCTGTTGTTTTAATTATTGCATTTATATCATGCACCTCCCCATCAAAAAAGAAACATCATTTAAGACGCTTCTTTTTTTTGTTTCCTCTGTTTTTTGATTGTTTAATTTATTCTGGTATTCATTCAATTCGAACTGTGTCTGTTGTTTTGCGATCATATTAACAGATAACAAAACAGCATCCAGTATAATAGCTTTGGTTTGTATGTCTAATTTATGAGTTTGTATTAGGGTTAAAATATTCTGTTTAAAATCTTCGGACAGTAAACCATGCGGCATTTCTATCCCAGCAGTATTTTGATTAATCTGGTTTTTGTCATGTGGCATTATTAATTTCTCCTTATTTTATGATTGTATTTGCACGAAATGTAATAAAAAATGTGCTTTATTAGTCGATAATGCACATTTTTATTTCTTGAAATTGCTGTTTCATTGTCTCTATCTGTTCAGATAATGCGATAATTTCTTTATGTTGTTCCTGAATAAGTTTTAAAGCAGCGGGGAAGAGAATATTGATTTCCCACATTTCAGGCAGTCCATCATCATTTAAGTTGCAGGCTTCGGGGTATTTTTCATATACATCTTCGGCAATAAAACCAAGTATATCATGTTTATATCGCTGGTCATTAGCTGGAAGGTAATGATCCAGATATTTATATGAAACTACATTTAAATCATACAGTTTTTGTGGATTTAATTCAGATGGGATTATATCAGTGATATCCTTTTTATACCGTTTAGAAGAAGATGAATATCTTTGGATTGTACCATCGGCACTGATTCTTAACTGCGATCCTGATGAAACAGTAGTATCATAAACACCAGCGTGCTTTAAAGAAGATGAAGATATGGTAACTTTAGGTTCAACATTTGAATTATCATCGGGATAGATGTTAAATTCAAACTCTGAAAATGCATTTATTCCTAACGGGCAGAGATCTAATGTTTTTAATGATACTTGCCCAAACAAAGAATTGATTACAAAATCATCATATGAACGAACAGTATTCAAATAAAAAGTATTTTTTATTTTATTCTGTGATGAAAATACATCAATTTTATACATGCCGATTCGTTTTCCTATATTGTCGTATAAACCAACGGATTTTATAACTGCAAGGGCAGAAGGAAAATGAGTAACATCATCAAAATGATAACCAAAAAATATATCATCGACTGTTAAATATATTTTTACATAATTATCAATTTTACAAATCATAGATTCAGATATGATAATTGTTTTTTCTTCTTCATCATTAGAATCATCTTGTTCAAAATCTTCTATAAAGCTTCCAGTTAAAGTTATTGTGCTGGATTCATTCCCATAAGCATATATACAAATATAACTTCCAGTATTTCCTTCATCTTTTGACCCATCCAGATAAATATTAGAACTAAGCTGTTCCTGTCCAGTCCATTGATAATCACGTATTGTCTTATAATATTGTGGATCACTTGTAATAAAACCTTCTGGCTGTATAAAAAAGAAATCACTTATAGAAATACCGTTTGAATCAATAGATTGTGAAAATGTTTCACCAGAATTAGACCTATGAAAACCATCTTCGTTAAAAGTCCATCCAGCAATGTTCCCACTTTTAATGGCTGTTAATGAATTTGCAATAATATCACCTGTAAAGCTTCCAGAAGTAGCATAAACTTCGCCAGAAAAACGTCCGTCTGTTGCAAATATTGTTCCATATATCAAAGCGTTATTGGCTTCTAATAATCCATTTTTTGATACCTTAAAGAAACTTTCATCATGTTTATCAGTATTAGTCCCCAGCCCAACATTGGTTAAAATATAATTATCTGATTCTTTTGTAGTGTATGTGTGTTCTCCTACATTTATTGTCTTTGTTGTGACACCATTTAGATCAGTAGTAGATTCAATGGATACATCATCAGTCATTAATATGTCTGAGGTATTAGACAGATCATTAAAATCACCAGTAGTCGCAACCTTTGACAGTCCTGATATACTTGTATTATCTATTTTTACATCTTGTCCTAATTTCAGTGAATTTGCAACAATGTCACCTGTAAAGCTTCCTGAACCATCAATAGACAGCTTATCATCATTCCATTTTAATTTTCCGCCAGCAAAATCAAAACTTCCAGTTAATAAATCCAAAAAGCTTCCTGATTTCCCAGCAACGTAGTTACTTGACTTGATGATATCAAAAAGACATTCTCCGCTTATTTTTATACGTCCAGCCTCTAAGGAATCAAACACACCGCTATGAGATAGAAGCGTATTAAAATTTCCTTTGTTCCCTTTTATGCTGTCCAAAATAACATCTGTAACAGTTGTCCCAAACAGCTCTGTACTGAGAAGGGCATTCAGCATATTGTTGCTCATTTGTACATTTGCGTCATTGTTACCGTATGTACCACCTCCACTGGAAGATGATGAACTGCCGCCAGAGGAAGTTGAATTGTCTTTATCAATGAGAGAAGTAAAGTCAGATATACTATCCAAAGATTTTTTTACTGTAGAAAATTCTATAGATAATTTTTCATTAGACTCCAAAGGATTGAATTCAATTGAAATTAGACGTAATTTTATAAAATCAGGAATGAAAAGTTCTTCATGAGTTTCATATCCTACGTGAATAAAGTTACCAATATCAAATATATTTTGATAACATTGAAATTCTTCAAGTTCAAATAAATTATCTAATTCTGTTTGAAACGAATATTGTGGCTGTGATAATACATACAACTCTTTGATAGCAGCTTGATATAATTCTTCCTGAGCATCAACTGTACTTACAATGTCATCAAGATTTGTAATTAAAATATTAGAATTATTATAATCCTGTTCTGCAATTAAACTGTTGATGATATTTAAATCTTTTTTAGAAAATAGAAGAGTGTTATTAACTTTAAAGTTTTCCAAGGTTACAGAATTTGCAAGTTCAATTCTTTGCATTGAATAAGTATATTGTAAACTTTCCAATGATTTAATCTCATTTTTTCGAGAGAGTACCGCATCATTGCATTGTCTAATAATACCTTTACATTTGGTTTTAGTTAAAGAATTATCTCGTATATCAAAAGACATATAATCTAAATATTGATTTAGTTTATCAATATAAGCAGATTTTGAAGTAAATTCTTTTTTCTGTTTGTCAGACAAACTGTTCCACCCATTATCATCGGGAGTACGATAAGCAGTAGGAGCAGCTATTGTTCCAGATTTTATAAAGCATTCATGAAATAAAATGTTTGAAACTTCTGACCATGCTTTTTTCTTTGATTCTAGTTCATCTAATCCATATAAAGACCATTCATATTTATAAGCATCAATTTCCTTAACTATGCTTGGATCGGCATAATAAGCAGGATTTCCAAATTCCATTTCTATAAAGTGTCCATTCATGTCAGTCACAAGATTTCCGTTGGAGTCAGTCTGACAGTACATTTTTAAAGCTTCTTCAATCTGGGGAATGATAGATTCTTTATATGCATAATAATCATGCCAATATGGAGTATTTTTAATATTGGTAGCAGAAGAGGGCGTTGGCGTATAATTCGGCGCTGCACCGATCTCAGTAACGCCATATTCATTTTTGTAAATAGTAATTAAAGAAACAAGAGCTTTGTTAAATGCATTCAAGTGCAATTTTAGCTCATCCAAAGAAAATGTTTTATAATCTGTGATAGCTCCGTCATTTGGTACACGATTTTTAATTTCATTGATACTTAAAATAGTTTGATTATATAACTTTGATAGTTCAATATATAGTTCTCTGCGTGAATATTGTTTACCATTAAATATTAATTTCTCTGAATCACGATAATTTTTCCAAATAATAAATTTATCGTGAAGTTCTTTGGATACATATTTATAATCACCATACTCATTTAAAGAGTTCATAAAAAAATCAAGATTCATAATATAATCTTTTCCAAAATTCACCTGCTCTATACCTAAATTATTAGCACCAGTTGGAATTAATTTAGTGATTAATTCATCATTTGATGAGCTATTAATTTCAAAGCTATTCATTAAATTACGCATACTAATAAATATGCCAGTATCATCACCAAAATCTTCTACTTTTACAATACCTACTTTTTTATTTTTTCTATCAAATTGAAAGATGATAGAAGCAGAAGATGAAACAGTATTCATAAAAAAAGAATATATATTTTCGCTTGCAATTTCAAAACTCTTTTTAATATTACAAATATCAGTATCAATATTTTCATCAACATCCCACCCAGTATTTTGTAATGCGAGATGTAACAAAGATAATTGAGGATTATCATAATTTACGAGAGAAATATATTCGTATGGAAGATTTGAATAGGGATTAATATTATTAAAATTGCCAGTAGAGTCAGTTACCAAATACTCTTGACTATCCTTTGTACCACAATTTATTTTAAAATTTTTAATATATAAGTAGCTTAATTCACATTCAATAGAATGTGCTATTACTGTTTTTGTTTCTTGTAACCCTTCACCGCGAATAGTTGGTTCCTCATCAATTACAAAAAAAGCTTGTTCTTTTCCATCAAGATACAACCGCATCATTGTGTCAATAGAATCATAATAATTACTTTTGTTTAATTCACAGGAATTATTATTTGTATATCTTTCTACTTCAAAGGTTAGTTCCCATTGTGAAACTGCATTTTTTCTTAAATTACATGTTTCTGTTTTTATACCAGACATATATCCAAGTATGGAACCATCAGTTTTACATAAATATATTTTTGAATATTCCATATATTATAAGCAACCTGCCTTTCTTGGGGATTCATATTCTATAGTCATTTTACAGTTTCCAGAAATTAATATCTCATTTTTCCCTCTTAAAAAACGTATCCAATATATATTCATTATATAATCATCAATTGCAGATACATGACTTTTATAAGTTTCATTCCAGCCTATTTTATAAGCTGGTATTAATTTATTTAGTTTATCCGTGACTGTCATATTATAAGAATCTATTTTAATGTGTTTATTTCCGTCTGACCCAGAATCCAAGGAATCTGTTGTTATAGTTACAGATTTTTTATCTGTTTTATTTTCTATAATGATGGTGGGAGATGTGGTTAATATTGTTATTTTGGGATAAATAATGTTGTTATTTGCATTGGAAGTATTATTAATAGAAATTTGACGGGAGTTTGTTACTTCTATATGTTTTATCATTTTTTCAGAAAAAGCAAATGGTGAATTTGTTTCAAATTTTAATTGTTTTCCAACTAGTTTACCACCAACAATAATATCTTCAATTTGTGTACATACTGCATAATAATGTAAGGGATAGGAATCGCTATCATTAAAAGCAAGAACCTGAGAAGTAGAAGATGATGTAAGCCATTCATTTATTTGAATTGATTGTAATCTTGTTATTTCTGAACAATCTTTTTTTACAACACTAAAATTAAGGACTATATTTTCACTCTGAACTCCATATGTATTTGTTTTCCGATTTAATTTATTACCTGTTTTTTGTAAAGATAAATTAAGGCCATTTTCTGAAATATCAGCGTCTGAATTTCCTATCCATGCAATCATTAGATTAAAATCGTCACTACTTTTACCATAAAATATAAAATTTTTTGCAGTTAATAAAGACAAAAAATCACCTCATCTCGTTTATTATGTTTAATAAATTATTATAACCACACCCATATTTCAGAGTGTGGTTTAAAATTAGGGCTAGACAGTAGGGCGTCTTACTGGTATTCTTCCAGTAGCCATTTTAGCATCTTTATACATTTTGCGAGTAATTTCCTTATACAGCTTATCAGAGTTTTCCGTAAACTCTTTGCTGAAACTCTTATCAACACTACCTTCTACATTAATTAAACTATCATAGTGATTATTGATTACTACGGATTGTTCATTCTTATTCCTAACATAATCAGGAATATTCTGTCCAGTACTAGCCATAACTGAAAACTGCCTGTTCACCATTTCAAACATATTCTGGTCATTTACCTTAAATACCCGTTCTGGATTCATCAGCTCAGACCCGTATTTTTCAAAGAGTTCCGCTGCTTTAAGCATATTCTGTTTAATTATCAGACTGACATCTTCTGGATCGTCTTTGATTCTGCTTGTGGATTCATTACTAATTACTGTTGGCGTGATATTAATTGAAGGGGTACTGCCTGTTCTGTTGGTTTCGTTTCCCTTTGGTGTTAGATCTATATCCGTGCTGCCTGTTATTGTGCCTGTACCGCTGTAGAGGTCTTTGATTTTGTCCAGTGTACTGTTCACACTGCCGCCAACTGTCTGATAAAGGTCTTTTGCATCACCCATCAGTTTATTGTGTTCCTCGAGAATTTCTGCAAGGGATTTGGTGGAATTATCAAGTGCTTCTTCAAGGGAAGCTGCAAATTCATCCAGTGCATCTATCTGTAAGGTATAAGTATGTTCATCCTTGGTTTCTTTCAAAGCATCTTCTTTTTCTGCAAGGTCAGCTTTTAACTGTGCGAGCTTTGCTTTTGTTGCTGCGTCCATTGCACCTGAAAGATTTTCAATCGCGGCGATCTGGGCTTTGATACTGTCGATTTCCTTCTGGCTGTTCTTTATGGTCTTATTGTAATCGTAGTATTCCTTCTTTTTCTGCAATGCCTTCTTGCGCGCGTCAATGATTTTATTCAGGCTGTCAAGCTCTTCCTGTGCACTGCGTTTCATCAGTTCAATAATGCTGTTTTCAAGAGATGCGGATTCTCCCAGCGTGTTATAGTAATTCTGGATGGCATTGTTGAGATCTTCCATGTAAGCCTTGTCAGAAGCATAGGTATCTTTGTTGTTCTGAATTTCATTGTACAAGTCCAGATAAGCGTCTGCCTTTTTGTGTGCGTCCTCAAGCTGTGATACAAGGAGTGCAACTTTTGCCTGTCCGTATTCTGAAAGTTCTCCATTGTCATACAGCCATTCATCCTGTATTAAATCTGTGATGGAAGAGAGAATGCTTTTTGCGGTGTCAAGCTCACTGATTGCATTGGTGATGTTCTCAAATTTTGCGTTCCGAAGTGCGTCATTGACGTTCTGTATTTCTGTTGCTGTTCCGATCAATTCCTGTTTTGCAGAAGCAAATTCTTTTTCCCATTCCTCTGCCCACTGGTCAGCAAATTCTCCCCAGTTATCAGCATCAACAGCGCGCTCATTCAACAGATCAAGCACGGACTGTAACTTATCAGCCATTGCGGTATCCCCGTTCTGTCGGTAGCTTTCCAGTGCCTTGTTAAACACGTCCATAGAAGCTTCAAAATCGTTTGTGTCAAGTGCATCAAGGAGTTGTCCATATTCGTTCATTTCAGAGAGGGTGGTATCATATTTTTCCTGTAAAACATCAAGGTAATCTCCATACATATCAACCTTTGTCTTTACTGCATTTTCATCTAAATCTGTCAGCAGTTTTGTAAGTTTGTCGCCGCTGAAAGTGTCGTATAAAGATACAAGTTCCTTATAGTAGCCGATAAAGCTGTCAAGATATTCAAGCTGTGCTTTCAGGGTTGTAAGGTTGTACTCTGCGATCTGTTTTGCAAGTTTGTACAGGTTTGCATGGTATTCATTGATGTCAGATTCCGCCTCTGATACATTCTCCTCATAGGTCTTTTTGAGCTGTTCGAGATCGTCCTCCATCTGGCTTAACAAGTCACTGATCTGTGTCTGCTTTTCGTTGTTCCATGCTTCAAGCTGTGCCTTATAGGTGTCATATTTCTTTGCTTCATTTGCAGACAGTTTTCCCCCATTGTCAAGTTTCTGCTGTAATTTATACCATGATTCCCATGTTTTCATGTACTCTGAGATGTTTGTACCCATGGCACCCTTTTGAATGGCTTCAAGCTCTGCATTGTATTTGTCAAGCTGTGCCTGCTCTGATTTGGAAAGTCCTTTGGTATCTTTTTTCTGTTCAAGCTTCTGTGCTTTTGCAAGTAAATTCTGATACTGCTGTGTGCTTTCAGCCTCGTCATTGATGCTGTCAATCTGGCTGTTGTAGCTTTCATAGATGCCTTCTGCGGATTCTTCGTATGTCTTTTCAATCTGTTCAAGCTTGTCGCCGGGGTCAAGCGCATCTGCAAGATCCTCATTTAACTGTTCAAGTGCATCTGCTTTTTCTTTTGAGTAGTTTTCAAGCTGGTCTGTGTAAGTATTGTATTTCTTCCACTCATTTACGGAGAGGTTTTTCCCTTTGTTGAGTTTGTCCTGAAGCTTTTTCCATGCTAAATAAATTTTATTGTATTCTGCAATGTTTGCGGCAGTGGCGTTTTCGTCAAGGGCTTCTTTCTGACTGTAATATGCTTCAAGCTGTGACTGTAACCTGTCGTATTTCTTTTTCTGGCTTTGGGTGAGATTGTCATATCCTTTGTCATCAAGTGCGGCAAGCTGTCCCTTTACTTTTTCAATGCTGCCAAGAAGATTCCTGTAGGTTGCGGAATTTTCAAGCTGTTCCTGCACATTGGAGATTTCATCTTTTATTTTTTCCGCTTCTGTCTGTTTCTTTGCTGTCCCATCTGCTTCAGCTAATTCCTGTGAAAGTCTGTCAAGAGCATTCTGTCCGCTGTTTTTTAGGACTTCAAGCTGTTTTTCATAAGAAGCAAACCGTTTCTGCTCGGACTTGCTGAGTGTTTTCCCACTGTCAAGCTTGTTCTTCAACTTCTGGTAAGCGGTGTAAATTCTACTGTAGTTTGTGATAGTATTAGAAGTCGCATTCTGGTCTAGCTCATTTTGAAGGTCATAATAATTCTGGAGTTTTTGGGTGAGCTTGTCAAACTGCTTTGACCTGGTAACATTCCAGCCCTTGCTGATATATTTGTCAATCTGCGCCTCAGTCTTTGCAATATTTTTAAGAAGCTTTGTATAGGTTCCAGACTGGTCAACACTGAGGTTGTCAATCTCTTTTTGTATGGAATCTACAAGTTCCTGCTGGTCACGCTTTACAGCTTCGGCTACCTTTTTAGAGTCCCCGAATGAATTTTCTGTAACGCTGGAACCTGTTAGTTCTGTCTTTACTGTCGGATTCAGCTGTTCTGAAATGGCTGCAAATTCCTCTACAAGCTCAGAAATAGAACTGCGTTTTCCCATCTCGTCATTGAGGGAGATAATGGACTCAATCTTTGAAGTGATGGAAGAGAGGTAGGAATCCATGTCGGAATAATAGCTTAGTATGTTGTCAAGCTTCTGGCGGATTAGATCACGCTGCTGTTCATAAAGGCTGCTGATGGCATCCCTGCATTCCTGTATGGAATCATTGTATTCGTCCATCTTTTCCTTGCAGTCCTGAAGTTTGTCATACCATTTTTCATAGTCTTTGATGGTGTCCTGAAGGTCTGTATCTTCAATATCCTCAATTTGAAGCGTGCCATTCTTGATTTTGTTTTTGTATTCGCCTGACAGTCCTTCTCCGATTTTATCCATCTTTTTGGCATACAGGTCTGAAACGCCCTTCACTTTTTTTACGGCTGTGATGAGCTGTGAAATCTGCTTCTGGTTTGCATTGATTTCCTTGTCCGTACTCTTTACAGCGCGGTTTATCATAGCGTTCTTTTTCTGCCATGAGAAGAATCTTTCAACTTTGTCAATCAGCCTTCCTGTCTGATCGGAAATCTTTTCAATGAATTTGCTGGATTTTTCGAGATTCTTTTCTATGTTGTCAAGAATCTTTTCAGCCCAGTCCCGTTCCTCTGGTTTTTCTTCCTTTTTCTTTTTCTCTTCGGGATATCCGCCGCCAGACTGCATCTTAATATCGACAACGCCTGCTGCAAGCTTCGAATTTTCATATCCCTTTACGATGGTATTTGCTGCCTGCGCCTGCATACTGTCAGCACCGTACATGAGCTGTGCATTTGCCTGTGCCGCATATAACATCTGTTCCGCCGCGCTTAATGCATTCGCTGCAAGATTCTCATAAGATGCGGCAAGATACTGGACAGCCTGTTCTTCTGTCTGGATATTTTTGATTAAATCTGTAGCCTGCAACGCCATGTCAACCTGAATCTGCTGTATTTTGGCATCTGTAAGACGCTGGAATGCATCTTCGTCAAGGGATAGCGCGCCGCTTTCGTTAGATAACAGTGCAAGATATTCAAACCCCATGTCACATAAAGACTGGTACTGGTCAACACTGATTTTGCCGTATTCATTGTAAGTGTCACGAATTTCAATCAGGTCGTCATAGGCTGATTTGATACCCCCTAATTCACTGCTTAGCTGGCTCTTATGTTTCTCGATTTCTTCTGTAAGTTTTTCAAGAGCTTCTAACTGTTCCTCTGTAAAATCACCATAAGGACTTTCAGAGAAGGCTGCTTTTAGTGTCTGGTATTCTGACTGCATTTTTTCAAGACCATTGATGTATTCAGCCGTTTGTTTTACAGCATCTTTTCCCTCGAACATAGAAAGCTCAATATCTGCGTCAATCTTTTCACCGTTGAGGAGTCTGGCAGCATAGGACTGTAATGCTTCGGGCGAGAGGATTGTGCCGTCTGGAAGGATTGGAGTGAGGATTACCTGTTTGGTTTCATCACCAAAGGACTGCGCATAAACAGAAGAGGAGGGTAATTCTGTGGTGTAGCCTGCCGACTGGATTTCGGTCGCGTTAACAGAAGGTCTTGTGAGGGTTACATGGCTCATTCGTCCATACTGGGCTTCCATAGTGTCTGCAAGGTTTTTGAGTTTTAATGCCTCGCTGTTGTAGTATTCGTCCTGCAAGCCCATCATGGACTGATAGTATTCTGCCATGTTGAGATAGTTGCCGTCACGCAGACGTGAAAGTTCATCGGATTCATACTGGTATGCATTTACCCTGTCGCTGTGAAGCGTCTTTTCTGCGTCGGATATTTCCTCGGCATATTTGGTCATGTGTTCCTCAGAATCTTTGAGGTAGGTGTTGAGGAGTATTTCTGACTGTGAGAAAAACTCGCGTTCGTTGATAATCAATCTGTTACTTTCCCTATATATTTATAGGTACTGACTATGTAATATATTTACATAGCGGTTAGTCATTTCTGGCTAACTCTCGCATTTTATTAATTTGGGATTATTGTGCGAGTTCGGACTGGATCTTCGCCCTTTCATGATGGGAGAGGGGAGTAACGGAACCTCATATGTTACCATATAAGGTATTACAGTCTCTACGGATTCTGATTTTAGATTGTTATATTATTAAAAATACTAAGTACACTAAAAAAGCGTATACAAAAAATGTATACGCCCACGATTTGTTGTCTTGTGTAAACCACGCAACTTCGCCTCGTGTATATTGTCTTTATCTAAGTTGACAATATAATAACATTAAAGTCACTATTTGTCAAGTACCTTACTTATTATTTATCATTTATTTAATTTTTATCCTTGGGTTTATAATTATCATAACATTCTAATACACTTTTATTAAAATCAAAGTTTGAACAAATATCACTTTGTTGAATGATTCCAAATTCAAGAAATTTTTCCTTAAATTCTGTAGGGATAATAGCAGGAAGTACATTATTTTTAACATGCGAAGAGTAGGCAATGATTTTCTTTTCAGAATACAAAATAGATACTATATTCAACATCTCATACTTTAATACATTATAATAATCCATTTGAGTTATCAGAAAATAATCTAAATTGTAATGCTTTTTATACCCCTTAGAACCTTCGGTTGAATACTCATATAAGGATTTTTCTATATGCTTTTTTATATCGTCGAAAAATCTGTCTTTAATTTCATCTATCAATAATGTACCTTTATATTCAATTTCAACTATTTTGTCAAATTCTATTTGTTCATCAGCAAATTCACACAATGTATGATTATAAGTATTTCCTGTTGTTAAAATAGAAGCTTTTCTTTTATTTAAACGAACGGTATTTAATAAAGGCGTCATATCCTTATCATTAGACATAATTATAAATTCGTCTATATTATCATTAGTATACATTGAATTTAATACATCAATTGCCAGTTTTAAGTCTGCATAATTTTTCCCTTGATTTGATGTATGTATCGTTTCCACGCCATATGATTGCAAAAACGATTGATGATGCGACTCATATAAGTCTTTATTATCAAAATTACAATATACCGCAATTTTTACTATTCTTCGATTATTATCTTTACACCATTTTTTCAGCTTTTCAAAAAAGCCTAATCTAATTGCATTTTTATTTCTGTTTATCAATGTTTTATGTACATTTTCATAATCAATAAAAATGGCTACATTAAAAAAATCATTTACTGTTGTTTCCATAAATATTATTCTCCGATCATCAGTATTATAATATACCATTATATACCAACAACCGACAGAATACTATCAGAACATAATTTCTTTAATATATTATTTTATTTCCAATCTAAAATCAGTCTTTCCTCGGTCTTGAGCGTCCCATCGCCTTTTAACCGATATAGTTACTTCTATACATCCTGTATTACTACAGGAGAGGGCATTAGTCTACCCTTTGCTAATAAATTCTGCAATTCTGCGAGTTTTCTTTTGTATTCCTCCAGCCATAAGTCTTTTTCGGATTTGGATGAGCCGGATTTTTTGGATTTTGAAGAACTTTTTGGAGAAAAGTCAATACTAACACTACTCAATCCGTCATTCCATTCTTTTTGGAATTGTTGTAAATCAGCTTCACTCCAGCTTCCTACAGTGTGAGATTGTTCATTTGCTTTTTCTTGTGATGCAATTTTTGCAGCTAAAGCAGTCTGCCCATATGCCTGAGCCAACTCCTGTAATTTAGATATCTTACCTGATACATCTAAATCCTGATTGCTAAATACCTGTTCTTCTGCAATTAATTTGATAAGATAATTCCTAGCAACTTCACTTGCCCCAGCCTGATTCAGAAATGCCAATACTTTATCAGCAGTAGCATTTGTCAAATCACCACCCACAGAAGATAATAATTGTTCTTCCAGAGTAAGAGCTTCTGTTTTGGCAATTAAAGACTCATATACAATTTCATGCGCATTTGTTACACCAAGAGATTCCAACATGGTTTCAACCAGCTTTGCGTCAGAAGCATTTAAATTATCTAATGCAGTTGTTCCATAAACGATATCTGTGATGAACTCATTAAAACCATTTCTAACATCATTCTCAGTAGATGCAGTATCAGTAAGTGTTCTTGCTAGATTCTCAAATGAAGTGTAGTCAATACTTATTCCCAATTCTTCATTTTCGTTCAAATCATCTATAGCAGATTTAATGGAATCGAGCATTGACAAGTCTACGTTTTCAAGCGTGAATAATGGTTTTCCATTGTCGTCTGTCGTAAAGATGTTTTCATATGCTGATTTCAAGGAATCGAAGGTTGGTTTAAGCTGGGTGTTGAGCTGGTCTATTGTTTCGGTGAGAGATAATGAAATGGGGTTTTCAATGTTGGAGGTTGAACTTTGAACTTCCTTAATCTTAGCAATCAGTTCATCCCAAGATAGGAGAGTGCCTTCTGGAACTTCTATTTGTTCTGCCGCAATGTGTAGTTCTTCAAGTGTTAATTCTCCAACTTTATCGTCAAAATCATCTTGGAGTTTTTCTTTTACGCTATTTACAAGTGTATCAATAGAATTGTTTACCTCAATTGGAATAACAATCCCATTATTGTTGCAATATGATTGAATTTCTTGTAATGCAGAATTTACTCTATTTGTGTAATTCTGTACAGTCTCATCATCTGCAATAGGAGTATAGAAATCAACCATTGCTTTTTTGGTAGCATCATTATTGAATAGTGACACAAAATCACTTTCAAATGTTTGTAATGCTGTTTGGTTAAATAACTCATTTTGCTTTATAAATTCATCATCTATAGAAGCATAAAGAGAATTAATTGCAGATATTACATTTTCATCATCAATTTTCCAGTAGTCGCTATCTGCATAGAGCATATTTTGAAAGGCAGTTCTGATATTTGTAACTCTATCCGTAATTCCTTTTTCCATAACGCTCATTCTGTTATTAAATACATCATGTACAGCGTTATAGTTTTCGGCAGAAATTTCAGATATTTCATAACCAGCTTCTTTTAATACTCTAGCTAAATATACATATTCAGTTGTACCAGCTCTTAATTTTTCTAAGTCTTCGAGTGTTGCGTCTGTAACATCAGACAACCATCCATGAATTTTATCATATCCATAATACTCTTCAAATTCTTCTGCGGTATTTTGACCAGAGGGCGATGTTTTTAATCCTAATACTCCTTGATATCCATTGACAAAATCATTGTAATCTTCAAAGAAACTTTTTATAGAATTTCCATCTTCGTCACCGTTTGACAAAAATAGTGCAGCTTTTGTACGAATTGCCTCTCTGTAAGAATCAGTTAAACTATCAACTTTTCCTTGTAACGTAATAATTGCTTCGCCTTCGGCAGTATATCCTGTGATTAATTCTGGCATTATCTGTCCGACTTGTTGGCATATATCTAAGAACTCAGCATATTCTTCTTCAGTACCACCAACCTTTTTACCATTATCATCTACATTTTTGCTTAATTCATTAAATCTATCTGATAATGAAGATATAGTTTTTAGATTGGTCTGTGTTTCATTAAAGAATGTAGATAAACTTTGTTTGAAAGCATCAGCAGATTCTTTGGCTTCTTTAGCTGTAACAATCCATTCATCAACTTTTCCGATTAACCAGCTAATGCCTTGTATAATAGCAGTAAATGCTATCATATTTAAAGCAGTCGAGAATAATTTCACTGCTTTTGAAGCAATGCCAGCACCAATAGACACTTCTTGTAATGCTGAGTTTGTTGCTCTCTGTGCATTTGCATATGATTGTGCGGTTCCAGTACCAGCCTTTACCTTAGCAGAGTATTCAACAGCAGAAGCACTTGCTTTATGCATAATGGCATCAAACTGTTCTGTAGTCACTGTTCCATTTTGACACGCAACCTGATATTCTTTCAAACATGCAATATCAATTTCTAACTGTGCAGTTGCTTGTTGCTGTGCAATTTTTCTTGCTTGTAATGCGCCTACAATTCTTTGACCAGATAAAGTTGTCTCATCTGTAATTGTCTTGAATATCATACTATAAAGGTGTATAATTGTGGAGATTATACATTGTGCAGATTGTGGATATCTGCATTAGCATATTGTGGAGATATGCTTTAACGCTATGTGGAGTAGCGTATTTATAATATCAAGTCAAAGGGGTAGAGTATTATGTCTAAGAAAATTATTGCTATATCAACAATGCTGTTATCTGTGTTGTTAGTATTGATTACTGTTGAAACTGTTACAGGTAGAGGTTTGTTGGAAGGGCAGTGTACTTTTTATCAAACAATTTCGCCATTTGGTAAATATTTTAATTTAGAATTTGGTGATAAAATACCTTTTGAATGGCTTGGAATACTTGTGTTTACAGTTGGTACAGTTTTATTATTCATACCAAATTTCTTACTTTTTGAGCAATCAAAGAGGAGAAGCATTTTACTTGTAGTTATCAACGTTATAGGTATGATTTTTGAGTTTCTTATGTTTCAATCATATATGTATATGTTTATGCTTATTGTTTGGTGTATCCTCCTAACATGTAATATTTTGATTCAATTTATTCAAGGTATTAAAAATAAGGTTGATATGTTTGTTCTAATAATAACTATTTTCATTGGAACAGTAAATAGTTATTATTTGTTTTACCATTTTAAGCGTCATAGCTTGTGGGAAATGTGGAGTACAAGTGATAAGTTGATTAACGAAATGATCCATATTTCAAGAATTAATATGGTATGCATGGCTTTATGGATTGTTCCTTATAGTATATTACTTATAAGAGAGATTAAGTGTAATGGCAATAAATCTGTAAAGTCATAGGTTTACTTCCTTTCTAAAATATTTGTGTACCATTTACATACACAAAAGAAGATGTTTCTTTGTAAGTATTGAAACATCTTCTTTTTTTCTATATATAAAGATGAAAAGTTATAACTAGTAGAGTATTTACTCAACACAAAAAGACCACCTAGCACGGTAGTCTTTTTGGTATAAGGCTCGTTTAATTCTGCCGACTTAGCATCTTTACCTTGGATGCATACAACTTGTGGTTTTCTTTATGCGGAATCAATACACAGTTCACTGCATATTTCAAATCATAAAGCGTCTCCCGACCCTTATACACATATTAACATATGCATATTCTGCTGTCAATATACCATTTTGCACAAATTAAAGCATATATTTTACTCCAAATCTATCTTTATCTCCAATATTACCATCGTATCTAAAATATTTTAGAGTGGAAAATATATTGTATTTAGATTGCGAAATACCAGTGTGTTCTCTGGCAAAAGAATTTGGAACAAAATCAGCTAATTGTAAACCAGCGCAATTCGCCGATTTTTCAACAATATCTATTCCGAGAAGTCTCTTCCCGGTAGTGTATTTATCAATGTACATAGAACCCATTAATTTGATATGGTAAAATTTATCTCTTAATCGTTCGTCTGCCTTCAATTCTCTTGATTCGTAAATTACTCTACCAATTCCATTATGTAGACATAAGAAATGACAATAATTTTCAAGTAACATTTGCAAACATATTAAATATTCATCTGTATTATTTTTACCAGAAATTGAAAATGCTGTATTTAGTTCAGACTCTCCTATACTTCCGCCTACAATGGTATATATCCCTTTAGTAAAAATTGTTTTCAATTCTTTATAAAAATTTTTCCGATTAATATTTTTTGAAAATCTTTCATATTCAGGATATTTATTTTTATCCAACCTTCCGTCTTCTGCATCAGATATATTTTTCTGATGTAATATTATATCTTCTGGAATAGTATAATCATTCCAAATTATACCCTTTAATACATTTATATCATTTTGCAATATATAATAATCATCATCTTGAACAATCACTCCTGCCATACAAAAATGGTAATCGTATTTCTTATGGGTATGTGGGTTATGTTTATGTGTTTCGCTTTCGTCTAAATACAGCGTATAATGCCTTTGCGACGATTTCTTCTTTGAAGGCATACTTTATCCCCAATCAATTATAATTTGGTATATTCTACCATAATGACATTATACAGCAATTAATGACAAAATACCATACAAAACATTAGTTCTACTGCGTACACAAAGAGACAGAGCCAAATCAAACAATTTAGTTCCATCTCTTTACATATTTCTATATTTATTTGAATGTGTATGTATGAATTAAACCTTAATATTAGATGTAGTCTTCACAATAAGACATACATATCCTTTTAATTCTAAATCTTTTTTGTCCTTTTTAGCATTTTCAATGTCTGACACGGCATAATTATATTCAAAGAAAATGGAAGAACAGAAGTCGTCAATGTTCAATGCTATAAGTTTTATGTATTCCATTACGCCACCTCCAAATAACCATATTTACGAAGCAGCTTAGTTATGTAAGAAATACCATCTGGATAAACTCTTGTCTGTAAATGGGCAGTTCCATCAGGAGCGATAGCAGGGATAGAAGCAAACTTACCTTTATGTACAGGTTTTTCATAAGGAACATTATCACCATTCTCATTTTTAAACAGAATTCCAATTTCCCTCATTCTTGCAAAAAGTTTATATTCACCAATACCGATAAAGTGTGCAATCTCATTTACACTAAAAGTACCTTTACAATCCATAAGAAGTTTCCAGTCTTTTTCTGTTTCTTCTAAATTTGCTATCCGTTTCTTTTGGTTTGCAATGATTTCGTCTTTACGCTTAATTGTTTCATTTGCAATCTGAACAGCTCTTGCAAGGAATACTTCATTAGGTTCTTCCTCTTGGATAGGAATATAACCGCCAGTTTGACGTATCTGTGGTAGAACTTCCATTGTGATCCATTTGCGAAATCTTCGTGCATTCTTTGCTTTTGATTCAAGTATTAGATCATATAAAGAATCTTCTGTAATTCTAGTATTCTCAAAATCAGTGTCTAATGTAATAATTCCTAAGTTGTCACTTGGTGACAACCCTTTAATTTCAAGGCTTTCACATATATTTTCAATTTTATCTTTTCTTAAATATGTATTTCCTTTTGCTTGTTTAGTATAACCAAGACATCTACATACTTCTCCTAGAAAAAAGTAAATTCCATTTTCTGTATTATTTACAGATAACTTCCCAAACTCTGTGTTGCTAAAAATTTTTAATTCGTTCATCCAATATACCTCCAATAATTTGTTGTAATTCCATCGCAAATAAGGTATAATAAATTTACCCTACTGGCGACAGTAGTGAGCGAACAGAACCCTGTGTGACCGTCCAAAGTAACCAGTGGTTCTGTTTAGTATAATAAAAGTTGCACCTCCTTTTTTATAGTTAATATAGCATACTGATGGTTAAATGTCAATACTGTTGGTTAAAATCATTGCTTTATATTTAAATATATGGTATGATGGCTTATAAAGACAAAAGGAGGGTTAATATGAACAGTATATTATCAGAACGTATAAAAGAGTTACGTGTCAATAAGGGATTAACACAGAAAGAATTCGCCGAAAGTATTAATGTATCAACAGTTAGTGTATCTTCTTATGAAACAGGGGTAAAGACTCCATCTCTTGACATGATTATGAACATTGCTCAGAATTATAATATTTCAATAGATTGGCTTTGTGGATTAAATGATAATATGGTATCAGATAGTCATATTACGACATACAAGGATCTTTTCAAATTATTTATTTCTTTATTAGATGTTCGGTATGAAGATAAAGCAACAATTCCAATTATTGATGTTATAAACACAGATACTAAATCTGTCATATTAACTTTACATGAAGATGAAAACTTCCAAGTCTTTTTTTCTAAATGGTGTGATATATTTAAATTATATTGTGAAAAAACTATTGACATAGATTTATATAAAATGTGGATTGAAAAACAACTTAAAGACTATGATCGTCCAATAAACGGCTGCCCATTTTAAGATAAACTTAGAGTAGAATGAAAATGTCTGGAAACAGGCTTGTGAGAATCACTTCAATACTTTGGACGGTAGGAGAGTGATTCTCATTCTTTATTCACTTTCTGATTTAGGATTTATGATTGGAGCAATAGATTTCTTAATTACATCAGACTTTGTTGTGTTGTTTTCCTTACAATACTTATCCAGTCTAAGCAATTCTTCATCTGTTATTTTGCATCCAATAGGATTCCTACATGGATTATCAGAAAGAGGTCGTCCCATTTTATTAGACATATTCACACCTACTTTCGGTTATCCAAAACTTACAATCTAGTACTAACATTTGGATAACCAAAAGTCAAGCATTATTTTTTCTCTTATGGTCAACAGAGCAGTAGTCTAAAATCTTTTCCAAGGCACTGTCACTAAACAAATATCCAAAACAAATCAACAGAACTGTTAATTGTCTTGAATAGTATATTATAAATATGTCGAATTAATGTTCAGACTTTCACAAGTTGTTATAATATGGTAAACTATATCATGCTTTAGAAGAAAAAGGAGATTGAATACATGATATCATTTATGATTTTACTAGTATTTCTAATAATACTTATAGTTATAACAGTTTTCTTTTTGTATAGAACTTTTAAAACTATTGGTAATAAATTAGTAAATTTAATCTCTTAGGATCTACTAATATAGCACAACAAAATAATAACAAGCGAAGCAGGTATCGGACAGATACCTAATAACAGAGCTACGATATATTTCATTTTTGAAGAGGATTAAAATGAAAAAAACAAAAAGAAAAAAATCAAATTTGAAATTGAAAAAAATAATAAAATTAATTACAGTTATTGCTAGTGTTATGACAATAATAGTGGGCGTTTATACATTAGTTAATACCAAAACCAGCGATGATTATATACAAAAAAATAGTGGTAATGGAATTATAATTCATGGAGATGGTGATAATACTATCAATGTTGTAGATAATCACAGATTAAAAGAAAGTTCCACTAACAAAGATAGCATTAATACTGAATATAATGCTAATATTAATATAAATAATTTAAAATTAGATTATGCAATTCTATCAGATGATAGATTTAAAAATGTATATATTAAAGATTATACAGATTTATCTGAAGATAAAGAAAAATATTATTTTGAGGAGAACTGTGTTTTTATACTGAATATAAGTAATCCTACAGATCATGAAGTCAAAGTTAACAAATTTAGTATTGTTGCAAATAACATTATTCCTATATCACAACCGTATATAAGTGTTTCTTTATGTACAGATTATGAAAAAATTTTTTTAACAGTGTGTAATCATGGATGGAGCAATGCATATAATATAGAATTGTTAATAAAGGATACAGAGAATATATTATCTAAATATTTTAATGCAGAAGATTTAATTGTAAGAATACCCAAATTACAAGCAAGTGATTCAATTACTGTTGAGTTTCTTGATAATAATAAAGTTATAAAATTTCCTGATATTTCTGAAAACGAATATATTACAATTAGACCTTTTTGTGAAGTAAAAATAGATGAAATAGTACAAGATTCTCAAAACCTTTGCCAAGTATATTTATATAATAATAAAACTGAAATAGATGCGATAGGAGGTAACGAAGGTTTTTATGGTGTATATGGAATTATGATTAATGCTAATTTAAATAAAGATAGGATAGAATATTATGTCAATGAGATAATTCCACCTGGAAAAATTTTGGATATTCCAATATGTTTTTTTCCTAACAAATCATGTAATATGGAGTTTTATACCGAATTTAACATTTTTAATGGTTTTGATGAAAAAATAATTTCTTCTGAAGTAAGAAATGTCCAATTCAAAATATCTTCTATAAATTCTCATTATATAAATATAGACAACAAAACTTTTGATTTACAACATATAAGTGGTATAGAAAATGATTACTACATATCTTATCCTGATAATAAAGAAATAAACCGTAAATAATTGTTTTTTATTAAATAGATTTACTTATTAATTATATAAGTAGTATGATTTTATAACAAAAAATAAAAAAAGGAAAAATACATATGAAAAAGAATACAGTAACAATTATTGTAGCAATTATTGGGGCGGTCGCAACAGTTAATGCTACATTCATTGGAAGAAATACAGGAGAGAAAAATGCGGTACAACAATTATATTCTCAGGTAACAACAGTTAATGGTGATAATAATACTGTGACAGTAAACAGTATTGACGATTTTATTGCACAATATAATAAATTAATAAATGAGAATGAAACACTGAAAGCTCTAAACTCACAATATTTTGTAGATTATATGGAATAGAAGAATATAAATACTAACCTTGAATCACAATTAATTGATAATCCTGTTATTTCTTATAATAATTTAGGATTGTGTATGGACGCACAAGATATTGCTATAAACAAAAATAACTCTATGGTAACAATTGATGGCAGAAATTACTTTTCAAGAGAAATTGTGGAAAGTTTAATTTCTGATGGTCAAAATTTTACTATAAAAGATGATACTTTATTTATAGGTAAAGTTATTGCTGAAAAAGCTAACTTATTTGGTCAGAATGTTCTAAATAAAAGCCAACATTTACAATATATGAATACAGTTAAAGATTCTTATGGAAATACTAGGACAAATGTAATAATGAATGGGTATTATAGATCAAGTATTATATATTCACTTAACAAAAGGTATTCATATTTAAAATGTACTGTATCTATTTCAGAAGATTATTATTTTGGTTATACAACAACACTAACAATTATATCGGATGAAGAAATAGTTTAATCTTCTGATATAACAAAAACAACAGAACCGTATGATATAGAAGTTAAGAAATTATTACACTGGCTAGATCTTCGAATACTGAAAAAGAACGAAATAACAACAAAATTTCGACTCATTTATTTTATGTAGATTTGAAGATCCAATATTGAACCTCTGTAATCTGTTAAATATTGGGCTAAAGAATTAACATAACCTTTTAAGTTTTTTGACAGTATTTCTAGTTCTTTATTATAACACTCAGAAATTGCATCTGAGTTGTTTTCCTTTGAAAACTTTTGTAATTTTAGTGATAAAGGCTCTAATTCAACGATGTTATTCCGAATTTTATGAATCAGATGCCTGTGTAAAAATTCTGTTGTTTTACGTTGAATATATAATGATTCAGATTTTGATTTTATCCCAACATAAATAATTCGTATTAATATAAATATAATTCCAAATATAAATGCAACAACACAGAAGTGAAATAAATACTTAAAAGTAATAGATAACCAAGTGGGTACTTGAGGGATGTTTTTAGTTATTTGAGTAATAATCCATGATATAACCCCAATACAACCAGTTGTTATTGTTATTGTATTACCTATAAACATAAAGATTTTATTAAACTTTGTATCTGGTTCATAAATATTATTCATAATATATGTCTCCTTTATATACATATAATAAATAATATTATATACCATATTTTTTCAAAAATCTATAGGAATATATAAATTTCGACCATAAAAGTCAGGAAGTCATTATATACTTCCTGACAAAAATAAATAATTACAAAGTCTTAATCTTATTTCTCCACCAGTCAAGTCTTCCACGTACATTTTCACTCGAGCTAGTACCAGACTGTACATACTGCTTATATTTTTCATTGGAATCATAACCTGTCAAGAATTCATCAATCAACTCCACTAGCTTAGAGAAATCCTTATTATCCTTGACAATCCTATATCCACTGTAAAGTATAAATGAAACAGAAGTCACAGGCATTTTTATCTTTTCAAATGACTCGTCATATTTATCCAACGCCGACTCCAGCATATCAACTTTATCTTGCGAAATAGAATCGGAATGATCCATTACAAAAATGTCCATGTCATTTGTCCTGAATGAAGTAAAATCATTTTCCTGATTGGTTTCGATCAGCATCAATGTCTGGATAATTAAATCCCTGTCAGTACCGTTTTTACGCTGCGCTTTTGTCATAAGTTTGTCCATAAATGGGTGAGTGGCAAGAGAGTAAACAATCTCGCTAAATTCATCAGATTCATGTATAACACGAAGTTGCTTGCCATTTAGAGGTTTACCCGCATTCTGACGACGGAACATTTCACGAACATCTTTTTCGGTACAATCAGTTAGCTCATACATCTGTAATTCTGAATTAAGTATCGCATCCTTGGTATCGTCATCTAATTTACTGAATTTCAGTCCAGCTAAAGACTTTTCTTCATTATTAACCATTACAGGTTCCATATCTTTTGATAACGCAAACTTATCTGAAAGAAAATCACGAACACAGCTTAAACGCTGTACACCGTCAATTACAGAAGATATTCCGACCTCTTTGATCGCATAAGTCGGATTAATTGGGTACTTGCGGAGTAGAGAATCAATCAGATCTGTTTTCTGTCTGCGATTCCATTGTCCCTCTGGACGCTGCAGCTTATGTGACAAAAGAATGGTTCCTTTATCTATAGCTTTTGTCAATGCCTGTAATGTTTTAGTTCTACATGTGTAATCCATTCCAATTCCTCCAAAAAATTTAAAATTTTGTTATTTTCAGAGTAGCACAATGGAATGAATTTGTAAATATTTTGATGGTTTATTTGTTAAATAATTCATAAATTTTTTGTGTCAATTTCTGACAAAATATAGTATAATACAAATCAAGTATATATACGACTATGACACCACATCTTAGTCACCACTAGGGTAATATACTTGGCAAAAATGTCTGTGGGAGTGCTATGCACAAAATCTACTGAGGTACATAGTACCAGAAAGGACGAAAGATATTCTAGTGTATAAACACATCTTGGGATTCTCCCAGTCTTATCTCCTTTTCTTGTATATTAGTACAGGAAGGAGGTGAAGAATGGGAGAAATAATTACAACAGTGACTATTGTGATTCTATTGCTTATTGCTGTATGTTTTATTGGAAGTCTAGTTCTGGCAAAGGACACAAAAGAATTCCATATACACTTTGGGCTTTTGAAAGGATTTGATATTTCAGGTTCTTTCTTTGAACACAATAGTCGAGAAGAACAACAATAGCAAACTTGGAGTCTGATCATCAGTGGGTAGAAGAGTAGTAACAATGGAAACACTCATGTTTATTACAAACATGGGCGTTTCTTATTTCTATTTACCCACATGATTAAAATAATATAAGAATTGACAATATCTTATAGTATGTTACAATAATTGTGGTACTACCTAAAGTGGTAGGCGGTTAGTCCTTCTCTCAGAGGGACTGATACCCTCTGTTTACATAGATAATCTTCTCTGAAGAAATACTAAGTGAAGGAGGGGATTGCAGTTATGACTATAAGTGAAACTTTACAGTTGATACTTGTAATATGTGCAGTCGCCAATTTGTTTTATCAAATCGGCAAACGAAAATAACCGCCCAGGCTCCAATCTGATGCGGTTATAATCTTTTAACTATATTCAATTTGGGACTAACCGCTTGCTCTACGGGTAGTACCTTTTTATTTATTAGCTATTAACATTATGACACATCTATGAATCTATGTCAATAATTTTATCAATAAGCATATCCAAATAAATGTTCTGACTATATTTATATCACATTATAGAATATAATATTTTTACAGCACTCAGATTTGATTCTGTAGCCACCTCCAAAAATAACTCGCCTCCACAGCGAGATAGGCTTGCTCCACACAAGCCACCTTTAATTGCATGATATTAAAAACAAAAACAAATGTCGGAGGTGGCGTATGGGAAATATAATTAGAAGTGCTGTTGAGTGCGACTCTGTGTATGGGATGGTTTGCGTATTAGCATATCTCATATTCTTTTACGCCACCATTCGATTTGTATTGCCTTACATATACAAAATTGTATGTAAATTATGCAATACATTGGTAAAGTACAAAGATGTTCACGCAAAAGCCAATGTCAAAGATGTCTCTTTTGAGACAGAATTACATAGGTAATTTTGGACTACTGGATTCTACTCTGGTAGTCCTTTGGTTTTTAGTTCTATTTCATCTATTTCGGGCTCCACCCCTAAATAGACCTTCTTATCATCCACGATATGAAAGTAGGAGATAAGATTCCTACTGAATAATAAACTGTCATATCTCAGTATAGCATCGAATGTATATTCTTACGGCAGCGTTGCATCTAACCGTCTGTAGCCATTTCATTACAGTGAGGGTTCATCATTCTACAAATGAGTAGAAGAGAGGCTTCCCTGCGGATCTCATTTAGTATCATATTTTATATGATAGGTACAAGATTCCCCGTCTTTGTATTATCACAAAGAGTCTATTCAGACCATATCGACCTTCGCGACAAATGAATCACGAATTTTATTTACTATCATGTATCTCATGACAGGCATAGAACCTTCTTGTCTTTGCCACAAGAATCAAAAAACTATGCTGTCGGCACATTCACAACAATATACAATGATTGTTGATAGCTAACTAATATATTTAAGCTATACCGACGTTTTTCCAGCCAGCAAATAAACCGGCTCCTAATCCGATAGATCCAAACAATCCAAGTTTGGAGGTTAATGAGTCAATGACGTTCATAACCGATGTAAATCCGTCAACAACTGTTTTCATGTCATCTCTTTTAAAGAGGTTTTGGGCTACTGATGTGCTTGTTTCGGATAGGCGGTTGAGTTTGAAGTCGAGACTCTGGGTAACAACTTCAAGTTCTCTATCTGCTGATCCTGCCGAATCTGCCATTAAATTCATTGCTCTTTCGGCTGCGGAGAAATTTTTTAGCACAGCAGCGCCAACATTGCTTCTTAATTTTCCGAACATTAATTCAAGAGCTTCTGCACGTGTTTTGTCAGTGAGTGAGTTCCAAACTTCAGAAATCTCCTTTAATATCTGATAGGTGCTCTTATATGTATCTGCATCTTCCATGACAGACACGCCAGTTAAATCATATAAATCACCTTTAATAGTTTTTAAGGAATCATCAAGTTCTTGAGTTTCCTCATTTAGACCGCGCAACCTAAGAGAAACGGTCTTAAACCCATTGCCAACACTATTATCTTGTACGATTTCGTAAGCGGCACTTTCTAAGGCAATTGTCTGTTCCAATGTATTTCTGCCTTCTGCCATAGCAGATACAGAGTCTTGTAACATGGAAACTATATTATCGTTTGATAAAGCTAGATTGTTACCAATAATATTTACTTTACTTTCAATCTTTTCTAATACATCATCAACCGAAATGTCATACGCTTTCATAATACTGACTAATCCAGATGTGGCTTTGTCAACATCCATCCCTGGAGAGATTAAAGCAAATTGTGAACTTAATTTAGCCATTTTCGTAGCGGCTTCTGCCGATCCATATCCCAAGCGGCTCCAAGCACTTGCTTGATTAATTATCTCCTCAGTAGTAACGCCCATCTGTTTCGCTACTTTATTAGAAGAATAATAAAAATTGTCCAACTCACTATTCGTCATAGTGGTAGTCTTTTTCAAATCAACCAAAGCAGTATCCAATGCTTTAACAGTTCCCAATCCACCTTTAATAGACTGGATAGCCTTCATTACCAGAAAAGTAGAACTTGTCCAATAACTAAAAGAACTCATTCCTTCTCGTAAGGTCTGGAAGAATGTCTTGCCAAGTTTACCAGCATTGCGGGCAGCAACACCAATATTTCCAAAACTTTGCTCTAATTGTGCTAATTTGGTTTTACTAACTTCGGCACCCTGAGCAGTCTCGTTTAGAATCTTATTTAATTCCGCACCAAAGTATTTTACAGCTTTTCCGTTTTTGCCTATAAAGTCTTGGACTCTGTTATGCAAAGATGCAACAGCAGAGTCTTTGGCAAGATCTGTATTCATTGTTCTGATAGAGTTAGTAACCTTTTTAATTTGGGTATCTAATTCTTTTTCCGCCGCAATTAATGCCTTCTGATTTTCAACAGTATTGTTATTTGACAAAGCTTTAGAGGCATCGCCCAAATTGTTCAATGCAGTTGACAGGGCAGTAGTGCTGATTCTTGCATTACCGTTTACATCAGTCCATTGCTGTGTTCGCGCAATCAAAGTTTCAACCTTGGATTCATACCCTCCAGTTTCAAATGAAAGTTGAATTTTATTGATCTGTGATAGCGTTCCAATCTCGGATTCTATAGATTTTAAATTTGTCTTAAATGCTGATAAATCACCTTTGTTAGAGATATTTACTAGTAATGATTCTAGTGTTTCTATTTTTTGCTTTAATTCATCAGTATATAAACCGTTTTCTATCAATGAAGATTTTAAGGTTGAAAGGGTATTAGATAAGTTATTTTTTTGCCCATTTAAGTAATCTATTTTTCCTGCATTATTATACTCTATTTTGCTTTTTGTTGCGGAATCTATTGCAGATTTAATTTCTTTCCAAGCTGAAATATCAAAATTTCCATTTGCACTGGCTGAGCGAAAAACGTTATTATAGTTATTTTTCTCTTTTGCAATTTCCTCATTTAATTTTGCAATTTTGCTACTGTCAGCAATAGGGTCTAATGTGCTTTTTCGTATCTGAAGATTCTTAATACTCTGATATGATTTTTCTAATTCCTTTAATAGTCGTGAAGATTCTTTTGCTGATTGAGAAAGGCTATTTCCTACATCTGTAACGGCAATACCAGCAGATTTTGCAGCATCAGTAAATGCTTTCCATTTTGAATTAACAACAGAAAAATCACTTTGAGTATTAATTTTTGATAAATCAGCTAATAAACTTTGAACAGTAACTTTGACACCATTTATTTCAGTTTCAAATTTATTAATTTCAGGACTTATTCTTTGCAGATCAGCAATCTTAGATTGCAATCCAGATATATTGATACCTACTTTTTCATTTCTGTTAACAGTAGAAGTTTCTGACTTGATTTTAGCTAATTCAGATCTTGCAACTCTTAATTGGTCATTAAATGCATTTAAAGATGAAGCATCACCAACATTCGTAATAGCTTTATCTAAATCTTTTATTGTCTGTGTGATTTGAGGAAAATCTTTTGCTTCTGCTTTAAATTTCTCTAAATCATTTTTTGCTATTGATATACCAGAAGTAACATCTGTACCTTTCATTTTATTAGAAATATTATCAGCATTTCTAAGCTCTTTTTCTAATATCTTTAATTGTGAAATTTCATCTTGTACTTTTATCTTTGCGTCATCAAAAGTAGTAGAAGTAGCGTTTTTCAAATCATACATTGCGTTTTCAACATATGCTACTTGGATATTTAGTTTTTCTAATGATGAATCAGATGTTATTGGTCTTGAAGAATTAGAATCAAATACCCTTGATGTAATTTGATTAATAGTGTTTTGCATATTGGCAACAGTTTCCTTTTGCTTCTTTGCAAAGTTATCTGTTTTTGCACTTGCTGTATCTATAGACTTGGAATATCGTCCTGCAACCTCAACAAAGCCACGAAGTATTTCTTCTTCTCCGTTTGCATTAGTAGTAGTGCCTATCTGCCTCCAAGCAATAGTTTTCTTTATAACCTCATCTAATTCGTTCTTATATGTAACGGTCGCCTGATGGAGTCTCTCAATATTTCTAGCTTCTTTTTCATCATAAGATGTACGAGTTTGAATATTAACATCCGTAAGTTTGCCTTTTGTATTAGTCCATTCTTTTACTAATTTCTCCATTTCGTTTCTGAACTGATTTGAAGTAGAAGAATCAACTTTGAAATATTTACCAATAGATTTTGAACTTACATTACTAATTGCTTTTTTTGCATTATCAGAAATTATTTTACCAATTTGTTGTCCTGTTTTAACTATCTGTGTTTGATTGACACTCATATCAGAAATAACAATCTTCTGATTGATTAGTTTTCCGATATTATCAGCTAATGTTTGAGTAGCTTTTGGATCAAGCTCTACCTGAACTTTTAATTTATCAAGCTGACTTTGTAAATTAGGAATACCTGTTTTATTAATATTTTCTTTTGATTTTGCCTCATCTAATTTTGCTTGGAGCAATATTAGAAATTCATCCATAAGTTATTTACCTCCCTCAATTTTAATCATAAAAATAACCGCCAACGAAAGGGCGGTAGTAGTTCAAATATTTCATTTTACTTTTTAACATTTAGTCCTTGTTTTTGTAGTTCTTCTAATAATATATCAATACAATGTTCCTCACAGAATTCTATAAACACTTCCCAAAATCTATGTTCTTTTGTTTCATCTGTAACAAATCCGCCGTGTGATCCGATAGACGCAGCATAAATTTGTTTCTCGCCAGTCCAAAATTTATTATAATTCATTGCAGACTTGTCCATAAAAATCTGACCGCAATTTTGTGTAAGCATTTTTGTTGTAGCCGATCTCCAGAATTGATATGTCCTGTGATAGTATTCAGGATCAAATACGTCATAAAATTCTTCGTCAATAATTTGCTGTAAACTTCCTAATAGTCTGTTACAGGCATTCTCAACAGCTTTACCACAAACAACATTTATCATTTTTAATTCATTAGGTGATTTTATTACTGTAGCCATATATTTATCCTTTACACAAAAATACTCCCTCATGTAATAGTGAGAGAGTAGTGATAATTTTCTTTATGAAAGAGACATTTTATTTTGTATTGCTTTTATTATCATTGTGGATAATCTCTGCGAGTTTACTAATAAATTCTTTTTGCAAATCTTCCGCAGAGACATCCTTAAAAGCAATATATATTTTCTGCAACAATTCTAATATTTCTTTCTGATTATCAATAAATGCAGCAATAGCATTATAAAGTGTTGCTTTAATTTTCCATTCTGCTCTTTTCATTCTAATATAATTTATCATATTAAATTTCCTCCAATTTTTAATCTAAATCACATTCTCTTACGGGCATTTTCCATATTCTTTTTTTCCATATCCAATACTCAGGTTGTTCACCATCGTGCATCCAATAATATGTAATTGCGTCATGTGTAAGGATTATTGCAAATCCCATAAAGAACCAAATGATTGAAAATGGGATACTGATTTTTCCATTTAGATATGACAGTGGAAGATTAGAATAATCCCACATATTTTTATGTAAAAAATAATAATCTATATTCCCAATAACTGCTTCCGATATAGTTATCATTAAAGAAATGATACCACATTGCAGAAGTAAATCCATTTTCCATGAAAACTTATTATTTAATAGTCCTCCTGTAACAAAAATCAAACCTCCAAGAATAGACATTTCTCGAAAACTATATCCACGCCAGAACATCTCTATTAATGTATAGAACGCGCAGCCCAACAAAAACATAATCCAATTTCTTTTCACAATGTTTAACATTTTCAAATTTTATCACCATTTTTCCTGAAATTCAAAATATTTACCTGTGTTATCCCACATCTGCCATATATCATTATCATGGTCAAACTGGAGATGATCTATTTGCTTATTTTTGATAAGTAGTGAAATTTCATCTTTTGAAAGCTTTCCCTGACGTGCTTTTATATAATCATTGATATGTTCTGATGTCATGTTAATTTCACATACATCTTCATCAATGTATTCGCCATTTTCCTTCTGAGTCACACCTAGTAACTGAGCCGAGACAGAAGTGGACATCTTCACTAACTTCTTTAAGTCATCTATTTCGTCATGTTCTGTTAAAATAACCAATTTAGTCAAATGACATAAAATGTTTTCTAGGCACTTTTGATTTGTAGATTTGTTTTCACTCATATACGTCTCCCTATATGTAGTTCATTTATCATTTTTTGAATATCATATGTATATCTGGTACGTTTTTTTGTTACTTTCTATTTTTGTTGCTCCAAAATTTTCTAAGTCGTTTATATTAAATGATTTCTTTTTTATACTATTTATCATATCTGAAAAGTTGTTTATTGGAATAAAATAGGTATCATTTTTCTCATTTCTGAAGTTTATGAGAAATCCTGAAACCAATTTATGTTTTCCAGCTTCTTTTAAACCTTTTATTTGATTGTCACGAATCATAGAAAGAGGAATGCTGGTTCCTTTTGTAGATTTACATTCTATTAAATACAAAGTTTTTGTAATATCATCATACAAAATATAGTCACATATATTACTGCTGGTGAATCGAGTATTTGTTCCATTCGCAAATGATGATGCATTATCTCTTAAACGATATAACCAACAAGTATCAGGAATGCTTGACTTTAAATCTGCTTCAAATTTTTTTCCTTCATTTTGAGATATATTAATCCCTCCCTAAATTGTGCTGAAAATATAAAAGTGCTTATACTTATCACAGAATAATAACAAGTATAAACACTTTTATAAACAATATTTGACATATTCCTTATAATAAAGAAAGACAAGCAGTATCCAACATTTCATTTATGGCTAGATGGGATTGTAAAAGGCGGTTTTCTGAGTCACGTCTGAATAGTAATATTCAGTTTATATAGATACCTCGCTACGAAGGGAGGTGAATATAAGTGACATCTGTTGTGGAATTCATTATTGGAATTTTTGGCAGAATAGTAAGTGGTTTATTTATAACTTACATAGCACGCCTGATTGACAAAATTAACCACAAAAATAACCGCCACAAGTAATAAGCGGTCATTTTTGTAAATAAACTTGTTTTATTAGCCATTAATCGACCAAAATTATGGCTCAAAACCGTCTAACGGATATCTGCTTGTTGTTTCTTATGTAGTTATTATACGACATAATATGGTAAAGTTCAAACCTAATTTTCAGTGCAATGAAAATTCATTTTCAATCCTACTTATTTTCTTTCAATCTGTTTTGATAACATTCTTTTATAACTTCAATAGATATTTCAACCTCCCCGTTAACAAGTCCATGTTCATCAATAATTTTTTCATACTTTTCATATGTGGCGATCGCATGTCTGAGACACTCTTTGCTGGCAGATTTACCACTGGCAATTTTGTCTGCCAGATTAATTATTTCCCATCTGTAATCATTAATCTGTTTATCTACAAATAATTGTGTAAGTCTTTTTATATCATTGCGCATTTCTTCATCATGACTGTCTGACTTTTTCATATCTTCATCATGCTTTTGCCGAAGGATAATAAGACTATTTGAAGTATTTAATAGAAGTTCGTGTTCTTCCCGTTTTTCACGCATCCACTTTGTTTCAAGCCCAAGTTTGTTGATCACCCATTCAAATAAAGATACAATGGCTTTAACACCAACAAGAATAATAAATACAGAAATAAATATAGAAGAAAAATCTACATTTGTTAATTCAATTATTTCATTCATTACATAATTTTGCCTTTCTGTTCCGTTTATTTTAGTCCTAATAGTTTCTTCCATGTATTCCCAGATTTTGTTAGTTCGCCATCTGCAATACAATTATTTTTCTTTTGGTATGATTTGACAGCAGTATCAAATTTTACTCCAGCTACACCATCAGCATTCCCGCAATTAAATCCAATAGAATTAAGATATTTTTGTAAAGGTCTTATAACAGCATGTCTATTGTTTTTATTCTTTGAGACTGTGATAGTCTTAGAAAGTGTTTCAGTTCCAGCAATCCCATCTGCTTTTGCACCAATAGCAATCTGCACATCTTTAATAAATTGTCTTTTAGAATAAGAATTATTATTGGGAATAGTTGCAGAAATGACAGGAGAAGCGATTCCTGTTTTAAAACTTTCGGGCACATCAATAATCCACATATATTTTACTTGTTTAGCAAATAAATTCCATGTATTTTTAATTCTGTTTGCTTTTGTTGATGCTGGATCATTAATATATACATATCCATTTTCATATTTGTATAAAAGTATAAAATGTCCAGAACTTGTCCATGTTCCCTTTCCCATACAGCCGATTATCCAGTTCCCATTCTTTAAAGCGTTCAATGCCTCTGTATGATAATCAGAAGAAGAGCACCCATATAAATTTGACTGGTTTAATCTTTTACATTGGATATCATAATGAGCTAATTGTGGAACAAAATATGTATAATAAGTTCCCTGATTTAAAGCTTTATACCCATGGGACATAGACCATTCTGCGGTTGTAATGGGCGTTACATTTTTATCTTTTAATGTGGCGATTACCATTGCCGTAACAGCAACACCACATCCTGAGCTGCCAATAGTTTTCTTTTCACCTTTTGCAGAATAATTGTAATTTTTCCATTTCGGATCTGTTTGAAGATAACTAATCGGTTTTATCATTTGTGATTTGTTTTTTATTGCAATAGTACCCATTTTATCAAACAACTCCTTTTCGGCGTTTCGTCTATTAATTAGTCCTTGTAATGTTTTTCCTCCAGCTTTATTGTAAGCAATAATTTTGCCGCTAATTTCTTTTATAGTTCGTTGTCCATCGTTTAGTAGCGTTTTTAAGTTTCCATTGCCACAATTAAAAGTAAAACTGACAAGTGCATCAAACTGATTTTGATTCCAATGATATATATTATCATATTGATTCACATATTTTTCTGCATTGGCACAGTCTGATTTTAAATATGCATCTGCTTGAATTTGTGTAATAGTTTGTCCTGTTAATACACCAGAGGTATGACCATATCCTATAGTCCAAATACCTGCACTATCCTTATACGCTGTTAATCTACACCCTTCAAATCGTTTTATTAATGCAAGTCCATTTTCGCTGATTGACAACCTCATAGGATTATTTCTGCCTTTTTGCCAAATTTACAGAAGTTTCAATTTTGGATTTTAACCATTTATCAAATGATCCATATAACTGTTCAATAACCTTTTGAGATTCTTCTGAAATCATGTTTAGAGCTTCTGTATAGGCACGATTAAATGCATTCTTTTGTGCGTCTTTGTCAAACTTTCCACTTGATTTTAAGGCATCTACGTATATTTGATTTATGTACAATACAGCATCCATAACATCTGATAAAGCATGTTCAATCATTTTGGCGGTGTTTTCATTCTGTGTAGCATCAGCGATAATATTACTTTCATTAATCTTTGCCTTGATAAGATTAACTACATATGTAGCAACAACAGGTAAAATCATTGTTAAAACAATATATAAAATGTAATTTAATAATTCTATAATTTCCATAATTTCTCCTAACTGCCAATATCATTATTGTCTTGATTTGTAAATTTCGTATCACAAATTTTTATTCCTGCGAGTCCCAATAGTTCTGTCCCAAAGAATGCATACACACATGTTGTAAGCGTAGGACTAAGCTCTGTCAGTGTGTATTTTTGTAGTAGTATAGCTGCAACTGTATAAAAAATGATTGTAATAATTGAAAGTAGAACAACTAACTTATTGAATTTGATTGTTAAGTAAAACGGAAGATGCGTTTTTAATATTTGTAGTTTTAAATTTCGTTCCTCACGTTTCATTTCAGCAATCCTAAGTTTTCTTTCGAGTATTTCAATTATTTGATCGTGTGTTTTGTATTTTGCAAATATCATATAATCACCTAGAATAAACATTTTTATAAAAAGAAGATAATTTATTAAACAAATCAGAAGTCTTTTTAAATTTCCAAACAGTTACACCGTCTACGATTTTTACAAAAGTGTATTTAATTCCATGTCTTGTGAGATAATTAAATTCATCAACCCAGACACAATTATACTCATGGTCTATTTTTGCCATGTTCTTCACCTCATTCCGTAAAAAAATGGGTAAGATATTTTACTAAAATAGATTAGTTTATATCTTACCCATCAATAATATACACTAATTTATTTACACTCGTTTTATTCATAATATTTACAATCCCGCTTCTGGTCTATCTCAACATATCTGTCCTTATCAGCACAATATTTTTGACTAATACATAGCTGGTTTAGCGTAGCTTCGGTACCCTTATGCTTGCAGAATATCATAGTTTTGCCTGTCTGGTGAGATACTTGTTCGTAGGAATTTTTACACATATAACCACCTATATTTTAAATTCGAAATCAGGTTTTCCTATTTCGCCTTTATATCTTATATTTACTGTGTTCCCCACAAAACTTTCAATGTTTATTATTCGTATTCCATAATTATCAAACATCACATCTAATGTTTTGGAATGTTTATTATAAGAAATTACAGGACATTCTTTTTCTTTGAAATCGTTTTTAGGAGATTGCCGTTTCGCCTTTTTCGTTATATCTTCATTTTCCGGTGTTGCTAAAGATTCTGTACCAATTTTTTTATCTGGCTTTAATTCGTTTTCAATCATTTATATAATCCCTTCGTATGATAATTAGATAATAAGGACGGATGCGATAACTGATACACATCCGTCCTTATTATTTTGGGTATTACTACTCAACAACAACATTAACTTCGTCTGAGATACCATTATAGGACACCGTAATAGTTGCTGTTCCAGATGCCACTGCAGTAACTACACCATCTGCGTCAACTGTAGCAGTGGCAGGTGTATCACTGACAAATGTACAATCTGTATTATCTAGCTCAATAGGAGAGTAGAGACCGCCCTTCAAGCCAATAACAGAGATTGTAGCAGTCGTATTTGTGGCCGTATCAACTTTAACAGTGTCAGGAGTAGCAGCAATTTCAGTTACAGCAATTACTTTTTCTGTTTCGTCAAACTCAGTAATATATGCATATACACTGCCATCAGCACAAGTATCACCTTCAACTGCAAGAGCTTTTCCTTCCAAAGAAGTAGAAGTAACACCATCTGGCGTAAATTCAATATTAAAATTACCATTTAACTGATATGATGGAATTTCGATTTGAACACTACCAACTTTTCCACGCTTACTATTGTGCTTATCTGCATCGAGAACTAATCGTCCTACAAATGGAGTAGACTCAGCGTCAATTGTAATGCATTTCGCATTTCTACTATACTTATAAGTTGCCTTTACAGAATCCTTGTCATCTGTTAAACCAAATTTAGTCATATCAATAGTAGTTCCAGTAGGTTCAACTGTTACAATTGTTCCATTTGATAGCTCGACTGCAACATTTCCTATTGGAGTAGTAGATAATACACCAATTCCCTCTGTTAATGTTACACATTCTCTCAGCTTATACACATCCTTTATGCCTTCTGTAATCTTTGAACCAGATGCCATTGCAATGTATTCTAATTTCCAGTCCGCAGCTTCCAGTGTAGCACTTAAAGCTCGTCCATATTTAAATGCATATAGAAGTTTATTACCCTTTCCACCTTTAACCTCTTGTTCTTCCATCGACACTTCCAATGAAGCGTTTAAATTTGTCGTTCCAGTACAGGCAAGAACATCATTCACATAGAATGCGAAATCTGCTGTACTAACTAAAAAATCCTTTTCATTCTTATTGTTTTTCTTGGACATTATATTTCCTCCATTTTATAAAAATAAAAAGAACAGACAAAATCTGTTCTTGATCAACCGTTTGCGTTTGCTATTTTCCCTTTTAAAGAATTCTCGTCTGTTTTTAAATTCTTAAATTTATCATCCTCTTCAAGAGATATCATCCAGTGTTTAATTGGTTCTTTAAATGTAACCATTCCGCTACATTCACCTGTTTTAGCAATTGTATATCCCTCATGAAGTTGATAGCGTTTTATGTAACGCCAAAATTTCCTGATTGTCATGTTTTTGATATACTCCTCAGTAGTGCTCATGGCAATAATTAAAGAATCAATATAATCTTCAATAGTTGCTTTTACTTCGTCTTTATTAAGATCTTTTTGCGCTTTAAGCAGTCTTTGTTCAGTATCATAATTTAAAAATTCATCAATATCAAAATCAATATCATTTTGAATAATAATGATTCTTCTTAAATCATCAAATACTTCTGGTGTTATAATTTCATTATTAATAGACAAACCCTCTTGAGTTAAACGAACCTCCTGATTCTGGCAACACAGTTGTAATAACTGCATAGTTAAGATTAGGTATTGGGACAATCCAGCGATGTCGTATTCCTTTTCTAATTCTGTATTTCCTAAAGCAAAAAACAAAAAATTTAAATAATCCATCTTAATTATTTTTTTGCTATGAAATATACTGTTTTTCCTAACAGTAATTGAACATGTTAAAGATTGAAATAGTATTACATCTTTCATTGTGACTGGATATAAGGTGATATGTTCATTATATTGAAATGGGTCATTGTAGATGAGATAAGAAAGAAGGGTATCTTTACTAATCTTCACAATATTCCTCCAGATCATTTAAGTTAGAGATATTGTATTTGAGACACTTTCCGTAATATTTATTACTGGGTGAATATATGGTACAAAATCCCCTTTGAGCAGGTTCTATATCACTGATTCCTTTTAGTTTCTTATTCCCATTTAAAATTCTGTCTACAATATCACATAATATGTCTATGCGATTACCATAATGTCCCACCTCATAACCCATTTCTTCAACTTCATTAATTGAAGGAGCTGTATCGTCCGTTATTCTGATCAGTGATTTTGATGTGAAAATGCATATATATAAATTAAAATCCGTAAAGATATTCTGTCGGATCATATCTATATCTGTTTCAACGAATACAAATGTTTTTTCGGCAACAGTAGTATCGTCTACAAAATTATGGTCGAAGAGTTGCCCCTGAACTTCATACTTATTCTTGTCAATAATCCAAGTGCCACCAAGTAACATATCCTGTATTTCTAATTGATTATGTGGTGGAGATGGCGGATTCATCAATGTGACAAAATCATTGCTATTCAGGAGAAGATTAATTATCACATTTTTATATCTGGATGCATTATATAAATTTGACATAACCACCTCCGTTATTCAATTATTGTTATTTTTGATTCTGCTAAAACCTCGCCTGCGACAATTACTTGTAATAAAAAAGAAGATCCAATTAAATCTTCATTATCAAACAATATGTCAATTTTATTCTCATATGCATTTGTAATAAGTCCTGAATTATTTACTATATTCCATTTGAAATTAATATTCTGCCAATCAATAACATTGCCATCTTTATCTGAAAATATTACGGTATATGAACGCCTGTATCCATTCTTCAGGTTTGTATTCCCAGAAATCACACACCTTAAATCTGTCGTTTCATTGGGTTCTGATGGGGTGGGTGGGAGAGGAGAAGCAGAATTATTATAATTACAAATCCATACCTCCTGACCATTTTCCATAACAACCTTCTTATCTTCATTTGTATTAAAGGCATCAAATGACATAGTTACAACCATTGTGCCACCACGACCAAAATATTGATTATCACTTAGCTTAACTTTTCGATTAGTTAGTTTATAAATATCAGGTTGCTCACTGTCATCAAAATCCAAAGGAAAACGCATATCACGTTTCAGTTTTTTTGTTTCACTGTCTACAGGAAGAGTTAATCCATACTGGTTGTCTCCAATGGTAATAGTATTGTTCCCTGTAACACCATTTGAATATTTCGTAAAATCCTCTGCATAAACGTAGCGTTCAATAATTTTACCTTCTGAATTTTGCCAGCGGAGAGGGACAGTGCAAAGATACATATAACCAGAATGATATGTTTTATCATCGGTGTCAACCAAAGTAACAAGCCATATCTGATTGTTCCACTCAATATAATCTCCAAGATTAAACTTATCAGACGGTCTTGATTTTATCTTTTTCTTAAAGGTATTATTATCAGTATCTTTAATAATCAATAGCTCAAATGGCTCACCATTTCTTTTTACGACATGATAATCAACTGTATCTGCAAAACATTCATCTACATGACGGTTTAGTAAATACAAATCAGTTTCTTGCCTACTTTTTGATTTATATGTATTATTGATTTTCTGGAAGTAACTAATATTCATATCCAGTTACCTCCCTAATCATCATATTGACTGTAATTGATTATTTTTCGTTTGCCAGTTTTTCTATCTGTGGAAATGTACCTTGATATATCGTTTCTGTTTTCCGCTTTAATTCTTGCCAACATATTTTCAAACGAAGCACGTTCATTAGCAGGAGAAAATTGGTTAAGATCAGATGGAGTCATACGAATCTTAAATGCTTTCAGCAATGCCTCATCTCTTTCAAAATACACTTCATACATAAGTGAAGCCAATAAACCAATTTCTCTCTGTGTCAATTCAAAGCGAAACATTTCTAACTCATCATCATAATTATAAAAATCAACGTCTGGTTCACATTTAGAAACTAATAAATCAATTGCATCATATAAATAGCCTGTCGCCTGTTCCATCACAAGAGATTGTACTTCTGAAACAGACATATTATAATACGAAAAGAAATCTTTATCCTTTTCAATTTTTCTCAGTAATCTTGATATTACCTTTTCAAAAGAAGTTGTCTGTCCCAATTACAATCCCCCCTCTAAGTCGTAGACTTTTTAGGTCTGCCAGCTTTCCTTTTTGGAGGTGTAATATCAGCAACAACGTCTTCATTAACCGTATTTTCAGTTGTAGTTGGTGTAGAAGTATTCTGCATAGACATCATCTGTTCCATCATCTTCTTCATTTCATCTAACTGATTTTGTAAAGCTGCATTTTGATCAGATAATTCCTTGACTTCATCTGGTGTGGCATAAGCCTTGTTAGTATCTTTCTTGGTAAGAACAATAGAACTCTTACGCTGTCTATTGCGAAGTTCATCATATCTCTGTTCAACAATTCTGCTTACCTTTGTAGTAATATCAACACCCTGTTTCATCAGTTTGAACATGATAATACGTACCCTATCAAAATAAGTCTGGTTTTCAATATTTATAATTTTCTGTAATCCTTCCATAGTAGGATTAGTCAGAATATCAGCAATATCTTCATTAGAAAGAATGTCTTGCCAATTTGCAATACGAAGTTCCTTAAATACTTCTTCTTTTACATCTTCATCAAAAGTTAGCCATCCAGTCACAATAATATCTGTATTACTACAAATATTCTGCAATTCGCTTAAACTAATAGGGATTACAGATGGTGTTTTACCGTCCCTAGAAGCATTGAACTTATAGTGTTCCTTTGAACTGTCTACAAATACCTCATTTTCGTTATAATTCAAAACATTGATATTCTGTGTATCAATTTTAGACATATTTCCCGATACCTCCTTTTATGATTAATGCGAGTTGGACATATGTCCAAAACCAACCCACGGTATCCCATTTATATAAAATCAGGAAGAGAGCAGTGGGTATCTGCTTTTCGTGAGCGACACTATCTTCCTGATTTTAAGCATAAAAATAGACGGTATCTTTTCTAACTTCACAAAAGATTAGTTAGTAAGAACCATCTTGTTGCAATTCTCGATATTGGTAATACCAACAGAATAAGTAAAGTCTTTAACTCTGATGATAACCTTCTCGTTAGAATTATCTAAATCTTCATATGTATGAAGTTCACCCTTCATATCCAGACCACCAATCTTACCAGCCACGCCGAAGATGCGGAGGTCAGGCAACATAAGCTGACCCTTGCCGGTCTTCTTTGCACCAGAAATAGAAGCGATACGAACACCATCAATGAAGTTTACAAGTCCATAGCGGTTAAATTCGTCCTTCATGGAATCACTCATATACTGCGCACGACCACTCATGCGACCAAGAGCCTGTGCATACTTGCTGAGACAAACAGCAACAGCAGAAGGATCTCTGTCAAGAAGATACAGATTAAACGCATCAACGGCAGTCTGTGTAGGAACCTTGCCGCCAGCGGTTACTAACTGCTCACCACCAACGATTGCATTATCAATCATAGAGAATACATCATAGAAGAGTGCGTTCTGTAATGCTTCCTTTGCATAAGTTGTAAGAGTGGCAACAGACTTAAATCCGTTCTTTCTCAGATCAACATAAGAAAGATCAGTTTCAATCTGGCGATTTCTCACAATAGGCTTAACTGCGGTGAAGTCAATGTAACTTCTATCTACAGTACCGCCCTTTGCGGCTTCATGCGCCTCAAGTGTATTCTTCGGAGTCTTTGTGAATTCCTCATCATCAAACTCTCCGATAGAACCCCTATCAAACATGGAATCAAGCAGTTCATCAGGAGCGTTGTAAATTTCCTCATTAACTACCTTATTAACAAAGGCTGCGATTTCTTTCTTTTCATCACAGCCCGTTTTCCCAATCTCTTTGCACCAAGCATCAGAAATTTCATAAATTTCCTTTTCCTCTGTGCTAAGATTTCTCTTATATTCTACTTTTTCAGCAACATCATACATAACGCCTGGCGTTTCCATAAGCTCGGCAACTTCAATTTTTAAAGACATATATATGTTCTCCTTTCAAATCTTCTGTTTGTTATTAAGAATTGGCAACTGCTGTATCAGATACCTCAATTACAGCCAGTTTGTGACCATTATCAGTCCAGAAACCTTTAAACACATATCGGGATGCTGCTGTTGCTTTAGCCAATTTACCATCGGTTCCTGCTGCAACACGAACACCTTCTACAAGTCCAGTTTCGGTATACTGGTCAGTTGCAAATCTTTCCCCAGGATAATAAGCAATCAGCTTTCCAAACTCATTTTCCTTGAGTGTCACAAAATCTTCATCGTAATCAGACATATCACCTCTTGCGGCATTGATACCACTAGGAACACGTTCCTTATCTACGAAAAATACATCTGTAGCAGTAGCGGCAGATGCAAATTCAAATGTCTTATTCGTCTCATTCTTAACAACCGCCATACCAGTTACAATTTTCTCTTCACCAGCCTTATACATAGAATTTGCTGGCTTGTCTTTAGTTACCTGTAATTCTCTAAGCATATAAAATATCCTCCTTATTTTCTTAAAAAGTTTCTCATAATAGTTGCACCGTCCACGGTTTCATCATCAGTATTTAAATTTGAAGCTACATGAACATCATTTTTTGCTTCAGAAGTTTCAACCTCTGCTTCATTTTTCTTATCTACGGATGCAGACAATCTCTCGCCAACAATAGCCATAAGAGATTTCTTATCCAGATTTTCAACATATCCAGAAAACTCTTCTGATTTTTCAATCTCTTCCCTTGTAATCTGACCAGACTTAACAACAGAAGCAATCAAATCTTCCCTTTTCTGTGCCAATTCAGCAGCTACCTTTTCCTGTTCCATCTGTGTGAATTTTTCTTTATACTGAGACAGTTCAGTATTTTCAGATTTAAGAGAAGTGATTTCAGAACTTGCCTTTACGATTAGATCATCTTTTTCTGCAATCGTCTTTTCATATTCAGCTACTACATCGTTAATTTTTGTTGGCTCAACAGTAAGAGTAACCTTTTCTCCATCTGAAACGGTTACGGTTTCCCCGTTTACCTCGTATGTAAATTTCATAAAGTCTAACTGTGATTTTCTACCACCGTATTCACACCACACGACCTTATCCTCTGGAAACCAAAATGCAATATAACACCAAGATGTATCACCCATTTTTGCATCACAAGCAGCACCAATACGTCTTCGTAAATCTCTTTCTGTAAGTGCTGATACCTCTGGTGTATTTGCATTGTCATCAGTTTTTGTATTTTCAACATTTCCCTTTGTTTCAGAAGTTTCAGTTTGCGTAGATTCTGCTGTATCTGCAACAGGATTTTCAACAACCGTTTCTTCTTCTGCAACATTAGTTTCAATATTTTTCTGCAAATTATTTTCCTCCTTTGCTACATTTTCTATATCTAAACCTTGACCTATTATGTCTTGGGATAGAGCTTCTGCAAATTCAACATCATAATTAGTTGATGCTATTTCTAATAAACCACTTGAATCATAAGCTGGTGACACATCTTTTGCTAAAAGACAATGACCAATAAATCTACCAACTTTAATTATTTTTGTCATCAATCCATCAACAATTCCTTGTGAAGATTCTTCAATAGAAATTTCCCAGCTCGTATGTAATGTTCCTTCTTTGATTCTTTTGATAATGATTTCACATGCCTTAGAAAATCGTTTCCATATTTCACAAGAAGCAACAATATATTCAATGTCATTTATTGTTTCAATTCCAACATCAAAAAAAGTACCAAAGGCATCTGTATCAAATTCAACCTCATAATACTCATTTCCATGTTCATCAACTTTTTTGACTTTTTTCATATTATGACTGGTAAAATCATAAGTGCCATCATAGCGTAATTTAATTTTCCCAACTAAAGGCTTATTTTTTAGTGTAGATAACCACTGATCTATATTATTTCTGTCTAAAGCAACGCCGTTCTTATTTCTTCCAAAATCACATATAATAAACTTTGCAATATAAGAATCAGGATTAGAATTATCTTCACTTAAATAAACCTGTGAACTATATAAAACAATATTATCCAGTGTCATTCACCTCCTCATCCATATTTACAATCCCTAATTCAATACCAAACTCATTTGATAATTCATCTTGTGAAATCTTATTTTTATTCAATAAAAAAGCAGTGGCATTACCACTACCATCAATAGATATTTTTATTTGTGTGCCACAACAAGGGCAATCAACTGTATAATCCATTATTGCAATGCCTCCTGTCTGGTTTTATCATATTGCTGCTTGACTTTATTGTTAGAATCAGCAGGACGACCGCCCTTATTATCTTCTGGATTCTGTTTCTCAGAATTAGTGTACTGACTTCCATGAGGCCTAAATATTTCATCATATTTTTTCTCATTTTCCATTGTACGTTTCTGTACTTCGTCATTGATATCCAATCCAAGAATTTCAAAAGCGGTAGCATAAGAACAGTTCATTGTGCTGAATAGAAGAATAGCCAATGAATGTTTTAATTCCGCTTCTAACTGTTCTGTATCAATAACATTCACATCTGGCGTATAATCTAATGGATATCCATTATCCAAAATAATCTGACGATACCACTTCTTCAAAATGTCTTCTAACTGTTCAGATATTGCATTGATTGTACGCATAAGCTGCGTTACAGAAATAGAAGCAGTAGATACAGACTGTGATCCACTATCCATCAAAAATTGTATTCCAAGAGTAGATAATACCTTTGAGCGATAGATATTATAAGTATCCTTAGAAGTCATTTCTACTTTTGGTTCTACATAAGAAATCTCCTCAACAGTAGGAGGAGAAGTAACAACAACGGTATTCTGCTTAAAAGCATCCATAAAGTTAGAGTGCGCATAACTTACTTCTGGGAAGAAATCTTTATTGTAATCCTGCCCCATAGTTTCCTTACGCATTTTCTGATGAATAATCTTTTTGGCTTTTGCCTTGCTGTTTATCCTGTCTGAATCTGCAAAAGTATCAAGCATACTCAAATCTGTATAAGCCCTCAAAATAGGAGAAACACCATATTTACGGTTAAGATTATTGATACGGATAATGCCGGTATATTTATTATCTAAAACAGCATAATCTTCTTTATTGAGAAATGCTTCATAAACCTCTTTTGGATAACTGTTCTTTACCTCTTCTTCCATATTTTCAAACATAAGAGGTTTTTTATTTTTGGTTTTTCGATATACTTTTTGAAGTCTTTTCCGTAATTCTTTGATATTAAACCATATAACAGGCTCTCCATTTATCATTGTTTCTGTGATTTCACAAACGCCCAATGGGTAAATATCTACTGTATAATTATCTTTATCCTCATGACGCAAATAGGAAATCCAGTTACCCTCAACATAAGAAGTGGTGATTGCATTTCTAGTCAACTGCTGTACCTTGATAGAAGTATTAAAATCTTTAATAAACCGTTTGCATTCTTCTAACTTCTTTTTCTTATTTCTTCCCTCATCAACATTTCCGTATGTAAGTTTGATTTCTGTATTGATATTGGTATCAATTGATTCAACTGTCTTTCCAACAATGTCATTTTTGTTAATGAGTTTTCTGTTATATGCATTTATCCTTAAAACCTTATTCAAATCATTCTGCGTATTAGTAGAAAGTTCTTCGATTTCTTCAACAGATATTGATTTAGATGGTGATATACCTTCATTAAGATATACAGAATACTTTTTATTTTCTGGGTCATACTGGCCTAATGCAAGCTGTAGTTTCTGATCACGAATTGATAATGGGGTAGTAGCAACTACTGTACCATCGTTTGCTTTTGAAACAAAGATAACATCAAAATCTTCATTAGATTGTTCCTGAATATTATCTGTTTCAGATTTCATTTCTTCTGACATTCTTGTTTATCACCATCCTTTCTAAAAATCTATACTCGATGCAAATGTAGGTGCAGAAGAGTAATCTGTTTTTGGTTTATCTGTTGAAACTGTTTGCTTTCTTCTTAATCCATACAAATAATGTGCTAACATAATGACAGTATAAAATCTGTCATCGTGAAAATTGGGATCATTTTCTTTTTCTTTTGAAAGAGCATATGTATATGTAGTCTTTTCAGCATTTTCATACTTATAAATAGAAGTAATTTCATTTTTCATAATGTCAATGCTCGATAAAGAAATAATTTCATCTGTAGATAATTGATAAGACTCCATTCGCTGATTTTCTTCATCAATTTGTTTTGCTATAGATATAAATTCCTGCTTATATTCGTATGGAAATTTAATTACGCCCAAATCTATAAGTTCAATAAATTCATCCACCATTTGAGTCCTATATTTCTTTGGACTAAGTAATCTTAATTTATTTATAGCATTTGGATATATTGCTTCGTATCCTTTGTAAATATCATGTTCTTTATCAATTAATCCCCTATGCTTTCGCCCATCTTTATCTGTCCAATCATTAAGAAGTCCATCAGCATAAGTTGAGGTTCCTCCTCCACCGGCTCCCTGATCAACCAACAAAATATCAATATTATCATAATCATTATGGCTTCCGTTATATAAAAGTAATATTTCTCGTATACTTTTTAACTGACGGTTGGAATCTAATTTATAACCCTTCTTACTAGCAGAATCAACAAAATTAATACAATTTACAATCTCGCCAATATAACCCCAGTTAGGATCGTCAATTATCCTCATGGCACTTAAAATGGAATTATCCGTTGTCCTTGCTGGGTCAAATGCCAAAGCGATTCTCGTATTAGGCTCAAAATGTAATTGTGGCAAATAGAAAGATTCGTTTCTACGGACAGTTCCCCATTTGACTATCTGATTTACACCACCATCACGAGTGGGTTGATTGTAATATTCTCTTCTTGCTTTATCCGGATTTGCTTTCATGGCAGCATCCACTTTATCTCTTGTCAAAAGCGGAGTATACAACTTACCGTTCATATAAGTTGTAATTGCACAGTCACAAATCATATCTGCAACAAAATAATCTCTATCACCAGCCAACATATGTTTTGCAAAATTCTTATAATGCTTATAGAACATTTTACTCATATCATCCTGAGATGACGCATAAACCAACTGAGTAGGGCATTTTCGCTTTTCCGTTTCAGGATTAAACATATCATCTGTAGAAGTTTTAAACTCTGTATTCTGTGTAGCAAAAGCTTCACAGACAGCAATCAATTCATCAGAAGAAAATGCGGCTTCATCAAAAAATACAAGCGTACTTCTGCGAGAACGGTTATTGTCTGGTTTACCATTAAGAGTAAATATTTCACTGCCGTTATAAAAACTAACATGAAAGCTTTCAGGGTTATGTTGGAATCCTGTTTTATTATTTGTAGATTTAACGGTTTCTTTTTCAACAATGTCTTGGAGTGAATCAATAGATGCGGCGGTTTTGCCAATCCGTAATACGATTTCTTCTATTTTAGAAAATGTTTCCTTAGACTGATTTCCGACCGATGATACGATATAAATGGCTTGATTCTCATACAAGATGGCTTTTAGTATCATAAATACTGCGCCAAGAAATGATTTACCAAAGTTTCGGCTGCAACACCATAGAACATGTGGTTTGTTCCAACTTTCCTGTAGTATATATTTCTGGCTGTCGATGAGACGGATGCCCAGCAGATCTTCACAGGCGATGCATGGGTTTCGTCTGTAATATGCAATAGATTCAGCGTCTAATTCGCATATTTTACGTTTTCGATCAGATAACAGGCGTTTAACTTTTCTATAAGCCACTATCCAACACCTGCCTTCAATCTATCATTTTCCAATGTTAAAATACGAATTTTTTCTTTTAATTCATCTACCTCTTTATTAAGGGCAGCAATCATATCAAGTTGCATTTCATAAATTTCTTTTTTATCATTTTCATCGAAAATACCATTTTCTTTAATTGCCTTTATCGACATATCTGTTGCCCATTGACTCCCAACACCTCTTAACTGGTCATAGTAGTCAGCCTCAGCTTTGTCAAAATCTTTTTCTCTTAAATCTCTCATGAGATACGTGAGAGTAGATTTTCCGGCATCTTTGTTGGAACGATTCTTTACAGAAATTTCATTTTCCTTTGCAATTTTGTCATTGCTTTGAACCAATTTATTTTTTATATCACTCAAAGTTTTGATGCTTTCAGCATCTTTTAATGGATCTAGCTGAGACATTTTTTTATCACAAATATCAATCTGATAATTATTTTTTATAATCTGCAATATTTGTGAGAGTTTATATGCATCATCTGCATTAGAATCATCTTCGAGATACGGTGATAACTGATTAAAAAGAAATTTGCGACCTTCTTCTGGATATTCTTCAAACGGATCATATCCAACAACTTCAATAGCATATTGTTTATTTTGCTTATCTTGATCCGACCAGACAATTAGTTTTTCATTTTGATTAGAAGATATATTGTTTCCTTTTATGTCTGAATATCTTTGTATGGTTTGTTCTTTTTTGTTTTGAGTATTACTATTCGCAGTTTTATGAACAAAACCGTCTTTCTCAGAATCTACAAAACTTTTATTTTTGTTTTGTCTTAAAGTGTTTACATTTTTGAAATAGAATCCTATAATTTCATTTCCATATTTAGCAACTTCATCATCAGATAAATATCCGTGCTCTTTCTTGCATTGTAAAAATGCTGAATCCAATTCATCTGTATAATATGGTTTATCTAATCTTTGACACATTGTTTTTAATTTGTTCTCATTAACAGTACCTTCATCATTAATAACTTCTTTTTTAACACATGTTATACAAATTGGAACACATTTATCTAATGAAAATAAAGGACTTGATGACTTATAAAATCCAGTGGCGATAGATTTTTCATTGCCACAAATAGGACATTTTTTCTTTTTAACTTCTTTTTTTGCAGCTATGAATATCACCGCCTTTCAAAATAAATTAAGCACAAACTTCCGAAGAAGCAGTGCTTTTTAAATAGTCTTTATAAAATTTCCAAACAAGTTTATTATTTCTTTCGTCTATAATATAGTCTTTTTCACCTCTGCAACAATTACCAACTTTATTTGTATTATATTTTAAATTTGCAGATTTAATCGAAGGAAATATTTCTCCTGTTGTCAAACATATAACTTCCTTATTCAATCCATTATATTTACACAGTCCGATATCGTTACCAGTATGCAAATATCTAATAATTGTATTTTGGCTTGTTTTTAATTCTAATGCTATATATGGTGTTTTATATCCTTTATTCCATAATTCTATGGCTTGGATAACTTTAGATTTTAATGAATTTCTAAAACACTCTTTATAATCTATATTTTCACAAACCTTCAAAAAATTTGGAAGATTAGAATGTACAAATGAAGATTTCATATATTTAAAATCAGATTTTCTGCAATCTAATTTAAAATAATTTTTAATACCATTATCCAAAGCTAATTTTTCTTTTAATATATCATTTGCTTTTTCTTCTTTAAGAGTACGACATCCGTCTCCAAAACATCCATCCTTATAATGTTGAATACCCATAACCTCAATAATTGCATTATGTTCTGGGAGATAAAAGTCATATCTTTTTCCATCACTCCATGAAAAAACATATTCAGAATAATATTTAATATTTGAATTTATTAAGATTTGCTCTACAAATTTATTTGGTGTACTTATTCCATCTCCACATATTCTGCAAGATAAACCTCTTCGGTAAAGAGTTGCGGGCGACATTTTTATTTCATTTCCGCAATATGAACATATAAATTTTAATGGGATATTACTTTGTTCTGTATGAGTGTATGCATCATCTTTGTTTTTTAATAATTGATACATTTCAGGATTTGTTGTTGCAATATCGTTATATCCCAGTACACAATGCCCACCATTACAGCACGGGCATCCATAGTCAGATAAAATATTTGATGGAGCGACTTCCCACGTATAATTACAAACTGTGCATTTATGTAAAATTTTAGTTTTTGCTGCTTGATATTTTTCGAGAGGAATTATACTCTTAATACCTTTATCTTTTAATTTTTTCAAATAATCGTCATGTGATAATTTACAGTTGTTAATGAATATTTCTTTAGAACAATCATTACAATAATAACTTTTTTGACTAACCACATTATGAAAATTTCTGTAAAAATGTTTCCCACATTTGCACTGAAACTCAAGATTATCTTTTAAATATTTAAAATTCTTTGTAACTAATTTGCAACCAGATCCAGTAGAGTCTAAAAATTCTTGAATATTGTTTACACTCCATTTACTTTTTCTTCCCATATTTTCTAACCTGCTTTCCCCTAACCTCAAAAAATTATTAAAAGAGTAGAAGAGTGGTGAGGTTAGTAACCAACTCACAAGGCTCATGAATTCCTTATGTCTTCTACTCGAATACAACTACTTGTGTAACGAACACAAATTGATCCTCTCATAGTCGTTATTATTTATTTCTCCATTTCTGTCAAATTCTTCTCATCATGACAACATATACAGACCTTTTTCTCCCTTTTGCTGATTGGCTGGCAACGGTTTATTGCCAGATAATTGTGATTTCTTTCTTGGCATGTTGCCACCATCCTTTCATTTTCTGGAATTATATGTTATAATGTTTGTGGTTCAAAATAAAAAAACAGCCACAATGACTGTTCAATTACTTGTTTCAAAGATTTTAGAGTGCTATATAATTGTGTAACCATATAACAAATGATTATATACATGGAGAGATTATGAAAGAAATTAAAATAATTTTAAACAAACTATATAAAATATTAAAAATAGCATCTTGTGTATTTGTTGCGTTTATTTGTATTATTTATATCAGTTATATTCTTTTTCAATATATAGTTGGAATTACTTCTGAACAAGAATTAATAAAACAACTTCCACTATTATTTATTTTAATCACAATGAGTGTCTTATTTCTTTGTGATTTGACAATCCCATCAAAAGGAGAAAATAAAGAAGCAGAAAAATATTATACCGAAGCAAAGCAAGCGGTTATTAAGAATAACCAGTTACAAAATGAGCAAGCAAAAGAAGTTAAATGTAACGAGCAAACAGCAGATATTATAGAGCTTATGCTACTTAACATGAAGGAAATAAAAGAATATTATGTTATGAGTAAGAATATGGCTAAAAAGTCCTTTACTTTATCTGTGATAATGTGTGTCTTTGGCTTTGGCATTATCTTACTTTCCATAATTGCTATGTTTTTATCAGATATAACATTAATGGAAACGTTAATTCCTGTAATAGGAGGATCTGTAGTAGAGGTAATAGCTGGTACATCCCTTATTGTATATAAAAAGTCACTTGAACAATTAAATCAATATTATGAATCCCTACATAATAACGAAAGGTATTTATCATTAGTTAATCTCGTTGATAAACTAACTGACGATAAAAAGAATGAAGCATATATCAGTATTATTAATAGTCAATTAGAAAAATTAAAATAGAACCCAATGAAATGCTTATTTGATTGCAAGTCCTTTTCTTTCGCTTTAGATAGCTATCTGCCCTTTGGTAAAGGATACCCTTGTAATACTCTAATAAACAGCGGATGGCAGACCGCCACTTATCATCAACGTATGCTTACATCTCAAGTATATAAGCGCGTTATACTTATCTTGCGTTTGTATAACTGTAAATGAACTGATATTTTATTTCGATATTTTAACCCAGTCATACCTATGAAAAACATCAAAAACATAATATCATTCAATATTTCCATCAGCATGCGTTCTGATATGATCTTTCCAAACCGAAAAGCAGAACAATCGAAGTCCATTCCTTTCAGAACCTTTCCGTTAGCAGCAGAAGCCTATACCTCATAGATTTACTTTGCACAATAGGGGAGCAGTAGCAGAAACTTCTCCCCATCATATTACACCGTCTCAGCTTCCTTTTCTGAGTCCCAGATTAAATCCATCTTAAACGGCTCAGTATTGACTGGAAGAAATTCATTCTTATTATAAGTCCCCAGAAGTTCAACACATTTTGCTTCAAGTTCATCGCGCGATTCCGTCTCGAACCTGACTGTCTCAAAATCCCCGGTTCCAGTAAGTGTCACTTCATCTTTAACTTCATTTGTATCAGGGTCAGTAACCTGTGTAACAGTTTCTTTCATAATTTCCTTCTTAACAGATAAAAACCTGTATGAATTTGTCTTTTCTTTAATCATAATAGCGTACATTTAAAATCCCTCCTATAGAATAGTCTCCGTTTCCTGTTCAAAATCATTATCTTCTTTTCTGATATCTTCCAGTATTTCAATTATCTTTTCTTTGAGTTTTGCCTGAAATACAGCGATCTTTGCCTGGCTTACAAGTGGTTTTGTGGTAAGTATATCATTTAGTTCCGCATCAGAAATACGACCTGCATCAATAGAAAATTCAATATGCAGATTCTCATCAAGCACATATTCTTTCGGGGCAATTTTCCCAAGTGACACTTCAACCACTGTATCGCTTTCCTCTGCATCTGTAACTGCAGGCGTGCCGGAATCCATGGTTATATTAGCAGTAAAATCAATCTCTGAAAATTTAATTTTCTTTACATAATCATGCAGTGTTTCAACCTCCATGATCTCTTCGTCTGTTAATTCCTCATTGTACTTTGCTTTAATGGCATACTTTACGATATTGTTTTCAATATCAATTTTCTCACTGAAATTCATTTAAAATCCTTCCTCTCTTTAAATATGTTTTATTCATCATATAGTTCGTTATAAACATTTTTCAGACTAAGTATCAAGTCCCGTAATGTGCCTTTATTTATATGGCAGCATAACTGTGGAAGATGCAGGTTATTGTCACTTACAGAAAATGCAGCCGTCCGTTTGTCTTCTGATGGTGCAAACTGCACTTTGGTTGTATGAGAAAACAATAATTCAATATACCGTATATTGGCACCGCCATTATACGTGATAGTTTTTACATCGCCAACATTAATCTGATTTTCAATAATGTCCAATGTTTTTGCCATTCTTTCACCTACCTTCCTTTTCACTTTATGCACTTTGAAGAAGTGGGCAGAGTAGGAGTCGAACCTACGGTGTTTCTAATGTAACGGGTTTACAGCCCGCCGCAATCGCCACTATGCATACCTACCCATAAAAATAAGAGTGTGTGGGCACTCTCGCAAAATTTTACATAAAACTTATATTGCATAAAATGAAGAATAATTAGAAGTGTTATTCATATTAATGTTATATTAAATATTTTTTTGTCACATCATGCAGCATCACTATATTTGCTGCAATTTTTCTACATTTTAAGCGATATAATTTAATTGACAATATATGGAATGGTTTGTAGAATAATAAGTACAAGCAGTTATCCAACATTTTATTTTGGCTAGATAAGATGGTTAGGCGGTTTGAGTCACGTCAGAACAGCAATGTTCTGTTTATCGGATAGATGCCCTTGCTAAGAAAGGAGGGTGATAAAGAAGTGACATTTTGTGAATTACTAATTTTTACTTTAGTAACTGGCATTGTTAGCGGAGTAATCTCTGCGTACATAGTCAGATTTCTTGATAAAAGACGCAAAAATGACCGCCACTCGCCAAAGCACGGTCATTAATGCGTTAATGAATTCAATTTATTAGCCATTTTTGATTATTTGGCTCAAACCATCTAACGGATGCTGTTTTGCTATGTTTAGAATTTTTTCTATACTCATTATCTTAAATCAATCCACATGTGTTGTCAATAGATTTACTTCTCATTTATGTCCCTTATATATAATTTTTTCGCCCTTTTTTATAGACTCTTGAATATTTTCATTATTTAGTAATGCAAAATCAATAAGCATATATGCTTCTCTATATGCCAAAGAAGTTTTATATGGATTTACTATATAAGTTATAATAGATGAAAAGAAAGATACAATAGAATAAAAAAGAATTTTCCCCTTTCCTTCATCTATCATACTTACATATATAACAATACTTGTACTTAAAAATGTTGAAAGAACAATAAAATAATGTACAGCTAACCATGTTATACTTGACCGTATCCATATCTTCCTCCCTATATTGTCAAGTGATTTTCCTTAAAAAATCAAGGAATTTATAGTTACATATCTCAGATGAATGAGCCAAGGAGATGGACATTTCTC